CAGGTACATCAGGTACTTCAGGATCATCAGGATCTAGCGGAACGTCAGGTTCATCAGGATCTAGCGGTACATCAGGAACCGACGGAAATGCAAATTTCACTACTGATACTGACCTTTATTACGACACTGCAACTGACACTCTATACACTCCGAACCTAGCGCTAACAAGCACCAGTTTCTCTGCAACGAGCCTTCCTTCCGGCGGAACGTCAAACGAAGTTCTGGTCAAAGAATCTGACGGTACTATAAAAACAAAAACCGGAGCAGCAGGTTCCTCAGGTTCCTCAGGAACGTCAGGTTCGTCTGGAACTTCTGGAGCAGCCGGATCTTCGGGCTCATCGGGTACATCAGGAACTTCTGGTGCAGATGGAGCAGACGGAGGTCCGGTAGAAAGAACCTTTACTTGGGTTATAGTTAACCCAGCTGCTGGAACTGTGTTGGGACCAAGGCTAAACGGCGCATTCACTCCTACTCGGTGCGATACTTTCGTAGGTTCTAACACTAGCGTAACGTTCCAAGTTCTGTACGGAACTGCACCAGGCTCTTTTACGAACACGTCGGTTCAACCTACTACCGCTACCACTTCTGCTGGTACAGGTACCGTTAATGCAGGCGGTATAGCTGCTGGTAACTGGTTAGTAGTTCAAATAACCGCAACTTCTGGAACAGCTGGGCAGCTAGTAGTAACGCTAGCAGGCACGTAAAAATACAAAAATTAATGGGAGCATTCAAAGGAACTATAACCACTCCTGGAACATCTACTTATATCTTACCGTTTGGCTGCGTGTTTAAAGCGATACGGTGTTGGGCAGCGGGCGGTCGTGGAGCTGACATAACTTATCCAACCGGAACACGAGGAGGAGGCGGTGGAGGCGGAGCGTATGCTGAACCTACTAGCTTGACCACGTATGACGATAGAATGTGGAACGCTAGGTTGACCGTTGTTGTAGGAGCAGGAGGAAGTGACCTTGCGGTCAACGGTGGAGATTCATACGTAACTTTAGAATTAGCGAGCGGCACTTCTTACGGTACTCCAATAACTTTAGCCAGAGCAGCTGGAGGCAGAGGGGTAGCTAACAATTCAGCGACCGGTGGGTCGGGCGGAACCGTTACTACTGGAACTGGGTACACAGGCGGAAACGGAGAAAGCACCAGGTCTACGTACGGTGGTGGCGGTGGCGGTGGAGCAGGAATGAGTGCAAACGGGGGGAATGCTTCAGCTAGAACAGGCGGAACTGCTGGAGCAGGAAGCGGCGGACAAGGAGGTTACGGTAGTAACGTTTCCGGAGTTGCTGGAACCGCTGGAACCGCGTTCGGAGGTGGAGGCGGCGGCGGTTATCGTACTACCACCGGAAGCGTATCTGGAGGAAACGGAGCAAACGGAGGCGTACTGGTTTCCGTTCAATGGCCAGACAACATAGTCATGCACGTTATTAAGGACGACGGAGTAGCGGTACAGTAATAAAAATCGATTTAATTCCAAATAAAACTCAGGTCAACATTTACAGTATAAAAGGTAAAAGGCCTTTTCACTAAATGTTCGATTACAAAGTAAGAGTAGCTACGTCCCTCGTAGGAACTACCGGTTACAATAATCACGCGCAATCTTTTTTCAGAGCACTCTCAAAGTTCGTTCCGCTGGAGATACGTAACTTCACTATAGGCGGTTCGTGGAATGGGTATTCCGACGAACCTCACAACGGAGAACCGTACATGGACGATCAGATGAAGACTCTTCTGACCGAACAGACTCTCTGGAACGATAAAAAAATGCTGGTCGATTACCCTATTTACACAAAATACCCAAATCCTGGAAAACCAGTCATCAACATAGTTCTTAACGAAACCAATCACCATTACTTTTACCGAGACTACTTCGGTTACAACATTGCTTACAACGTTTGGGAATCAACTCTCCAACCGGATAATTTCTTTAAGAAACTGTTGGAGTTTGACGAGATGTGGGTTCCATCTAAGTGGCAGAAAGATTGCACCGTAAAACAGGGGTACCCAGAAGATAAGATATTCGTCATTCCAGAAGGAGTGGATGTCACCACTTTCTTCCCAGAAAAAGTCTATCACGTTCTAACCGCTAATCCTAAACGATTCACGTTTGGAATTTTCGGTAGGTGGGATTACAGAAAGTCGACGAAAGAGATGATAGAAACTTTTCTAAAAACGTTCGATAAGAACGAACCTGTCGATCTTATAGTGTCCATCGATAATCCCTTTTCGTCAGACGGAATGAACTCTACCGAAGAAAGGCTAGCTAAGTACGGTCTTCTTGATAGCAGAGTAAAAATTCTGCACTTTCCGTCTAGGGAAGATTACGTCAGGCTGATGAAATCGGTCAACGTTTTTCTATCGTGCTCGAGATCCGAGGGTTGGAACCTTCCTCTCATAGAAGCTATGGCTTGCGGAACTCCTTCGATCTACTCGAACTGCTGCGCTCAGTTAGAATTTGCGGAAGGCAGAGGTTTGCCAGTAAAGATAGTAGGCGAGAGACCGTCTAGAGAAAGCAGCTACAATCACTTTAACGAAACGGTAGGTAATTACTACGAACCGGATTTTGAAGATCTTGGAAAGGTAATGCGCGATGCATACGAGAACTATGAGTCTCACAAGAACCGAGCAATAGAAGAATCGAAGGAGATTCACCAGCTCTTTAACTGGACTAAGGTTGCTAGGTTAGCAGCAGAACACTTAGAGAGTAGAAAAGAACACATCGAGCAAGTTCTGAAGACCGAGAAAAATTTTCTCAAGATAAACTATCACTTCGTGGAAGGAGCCAACGTTGACATAGTCGGAGGAGAACCGAGTGAGTACCTAGTGGAGTTCACCGATCAGAAAACTGGAAACATTCTCCACAAAGCTACGATAAACAACAACATGTGGACCAAAGCGTATCGACAGTATTTTGTCGATTGGAGAGTAAAGATAACTGACACTAAAACTCAGGACGTTTTGTTGGACCAGCCGCTAAACTTGGAAGGAAAGCGAGTCTACGTTGCTATTGAATCAGCTTCGCTTGGAGATACCTTAGCTTGGTTTCCGCCAGTTGAAGAATTCAGAAAGAAGCACAAGTGCGAGATGCTGTGTTCCACTCATCACAACGAGTGGTTCGTAAAGAATTACCCAGAGATAAAGTTCATCACTCCTGGCACAGCAGTGAACGACTTGCACGCAATGTACAAGATAGGTTGGTTCTACAAGGAAAACACTGAAACCAAGCAAGTAGTCATAAACTTGGACATGAACCCAAGCGATCCAAAGCCTCAGCCCATGCAAAAAGCGGCTTTTGACATACTAGGATTACCGTACAAAGAAACGCTACCGATCTTAACTTTGCCGAAAAACGTAAAAAAGAAAAAGAAGATCGCGATAGCAATTCACGCGACCTGCCAAGCAAAGTACTGGAACAAAGCAAACGGCTGGCAGAAGGTGGTAGATTGGTGCAGAAAGAACGGTTACGATGTGGTTCTTCTGTCGAAGGAAGAGGACGGTTACATGGGAAACGATCACCCGACCGGAATCAGGCAGCTTCCAGCCGGTCCGATCGAGAGAGTCATCAAGGAACTGATGGAATCTAAAGCTTTCGTAGGCATAGGTAGCGGGTTGAGCTGGCTTTCCTGGGCAGTCGGAACTCCAACCGTGATTGTTTCTGGATTTTCTTACCCGTACACCGAAACTACTCTGAACACGTTTAGAGTTTTTACGCCGGAAGGAAAGTGTTCAGGCTGCTTTAATCGACACAGGTTATCGCCAGATGATTGGTACTGGTGCCCGGAGCACAAAGCAACTGAGAGACAGTTCGAATGCACAAGATCTATAACGCCGGAAATGGTCATTGAAGAATTGAAGAAAGCTCTGAAGATCGTATAGATAATTCAGTATGATACTCAATGCTAGACAAAACGGCTTTCTCGTAAATCTCCCACAGGATTTTTTCAACAAGGAGATAGATCAGAAGTACGAAAAGTACTACAAGAACCTCCTGGTTCCGTACAGGTCTCTGTCGGATTTCATGGCGTCAACCATACAGACTATCGACATTCCTGGGTTCAACAGCACCTTGCCCTTTCAGATGGAAACGTTGGGAAAGAAAAGGGAAGCTCAGAGCGCGGTTCCGATCGCTGAGCAGTTCAACAGAGACATAAAGATCTCTTTCAAGTTAACCGACGGTTGGCTTAGCTACTGGATATTTTTGGACAACATGCTCAATTACTTGGATTTTTCCAACATTGCTGAGAACAACACTCAAAATTCCTTAGGAAGAGCATTTTCTGCTCAGCCGGTTCCCAATGCTAATCACCCATTCTTTCACCCAATCCGTCTGACTATACTAAACAACGAAGGTTACGCGCTAGTATCGATAGTTTTCAACCGACCGATGATCACGGGTCTCACGAACTTTCAGCTCTCTTACGCATCGGTGAAGAGCGAGTTCAAAACTTTCACAGTTACGTTTAGGTATTACAACTTCGACTTGGAACCGGAATTCGATTAAGATTCCGGTTCTGTTGGCAGATCGTTCTGATCTATCCACGTGTTGTCCATCAAGTTTTCATCCTGGTCTAAAAGACCAAGGTTGATCCTTTCCATGATGTTGGAACTTCTCCTCTTTGACGAGGATTCGAAGCTCGGGAAGTAGGTTTCCACTTCTACCGAAGTGGTCATGTTCAGCTTATTGTTGTCAGCATACGTGAAGGAGTACTTCTTATCGATCTTTTCGCTTTCCGAAAAATGAAACTGTGCTGGAATTCGTATGCCTTTGTACCTGAAGTAAACTACTCTGTTCGAATAAGTTAAATCGAGAATAGTTTCAGCTATCTTAAACGCTTGGTTTATGCTAGCAGTTATCACTTTTACGTCAAACGTAACCGTCATTGGCAAGGAGTAGAGCTGAGCTGAGTACCCAGTTAAGATGTTTTCTCCCTTGCCGTTCTTTTCGGTTTCAGTGTACTGTCCTCTGATGAACCTGTTCGTGATGTCGCTGCTCTTTATCTGAAAGGTGTTTAAGGTGACGATTCCCCTAGGAATCATGTCGTACGTTCCTTCCGAGACCGGAATTCGACAGTTGTCCGGCAAACCTATGTAGAAGTCCTTTAGAAAACCCTCGTCCGTTCCGTAATTGTACATGAATGGAACTGTGTAAGTCTCATCAGCATCGTTTCTGGAAATCGTTATTGTCATAACGCTGTTGAGGAGATCTAGCAAGGAAATCGTTAGGTTTCGAAGAAAGATGTTATCTGTGTTCAGTGTCTTCATAGCTTTATTTATTAATAGTGCGCCCAGTTATCCAACCTTCAGGGACAGCTAAATTTGCAGCTAATTTTTTGTTAGAATGACCGTTTGTTATCCACCTTGTACCGAACTGAGAATTTTTGGAACCTAAACCCTTTCCTTTACCAGAATCGCTCATCTTCTTCTTTGTTTCTTCTCGGTGTTTTCGGCCAGTCCAATTAGGAGTATGCCATTTACCTGAAGCTAACATTTTTCGATTGGTTTCTTTCATTTTTTCGCTAGCCTTCTTCGATTTCTCAGGATTAGTAGTTCGGCCGCCAGCTGAAGAACATTTGAGCTGATGTTCTTTAGAGCAAAATCCGCCTTCTCCTCCTAACTGCAAATTCATGCACATTGGATCAGTTAACAAATTTTCAGTGACTAACGATCTTTCTCGGTTCTTTAATGTTTGTCTATCTGGTAAAAATTCTAAAATTTCCTTTGTGTGGTTTTCCTTTCCGTGTTTATTGATCGAAAGCCACAATCGTCGGCCGCTGCCTAAGTAACCATCTTCTAAATTAGAAGTTGAATGCATGCCGATATAATAGCGACCGGTGACGCTGCATGTTGTTTTGTAAATATAGTGGTAGGAATGCTGCCGTTTATTTGCCATTTTTGCACTGAACTTTTGATTTATTTATCTCAGCTCAGTGCAAAAATAGTCACAGTGGAAGTGCAGGGATTCGAACCCTGGTCCGCCAAATAATGCGAAAAGCTCTCGTTCACATGCTTAGTTCATTTTTCTAAACGAACAAAATTTGTGTCTTTCTTTTTTGAACTGACTTAAGACTCAGTCAGCGAACCTACCGCTAGAGACGATCTCAATGGGTATCGGATTTCTCCTCAAGGTTCCTCGCGGTTTCGAGAGCGGTACTACGAACCTTTTTTCCCGCATTCGCACATTTGGTCGTATGGAATTGGGCAAGTGCGGCCCAATGATTAAGCAACCAGTGCTAGGTCCTCAACCTTCTCAGCAACGCCGATGGTCTCGTCGTTGATGAGGCTCCAGATAGAAGTGTTGCCACTTACAGTTTGATACGAGTTAACGAGTTAGCATCTTCCTCGGCATGCAAGCTTAACCCATGTATTCACGTCAATAGCCTGTCACCCCCATGAGTTAGTTTATTATTGTACTACTGTTATCTATAAAAGGTCCACGAGTGAGCCGCGTTAACTCACAGATAAATAAAGAAAAAGAAGTACCTCATAGATGGCCACGATTACAAGTCAAAATACCTCTCTACGGCTTTTTACCAGCTTAAAGATCAGGATCTCTGACATACTCGGAGAAACGATAACCTACTTGCAGGAAACATTTAAGCAGAGTAGAGCCATTTTTACGGCAGCTTCTCCGTTCGGCCAGCTCCTGATAGTTTTCGAAAACTTGAGCCAGCTGATATTCTACTACATCGAGGATTCTATCACTGAACTCAACATTTACGAAGCGTCAAGGCCATCGTCGATATACAGCTTGGCTTCTCTAGCTGGACACAATCCGAGCAGAGCAATCGGAGCAACCGCACAAGTGAGGTTACTAAGAAAGCCAGGAATCATTCCTACTTCAAACAAAGCTATTCTCAACAACCTATTTAGGTTGACTTGTTCCAACAATGGACTGACTTACGTGATGGAACTTCCGCAGGACGAAGTTCGCTTGAACTTAACCGGAGCAGAGACCATGGCAGTGTTCAGCTTAAGGCAAGGACAGATTGAAAGTCAAACCGTTACTGCAAAAGGAAAACCTCTTGACAGTTTCAGCATAGGCTACCCAAATAACTATTACATCGACCAGTTCATGGTCAACGTTTACGTTAACGGAGAGCAGTGGACGAAGTACGATTCTCTTCTCGATATACCGCGAAACGCTAAGGGCTTTTTCACAAAGACTGGAATAACTAACGGGCTAGACGTTTACTTCGGAAACGGTTCTTTCGGAAAGATTCCGGACGTTGGCAGCGAGATCGTCATCGAGTACTTAGTTTCAGAAGGATCCAACGGAAACATAAGAGTCGACGATGCTCGGCAGGTTCAGTTTACATTCTCAGAGAATGCTTTTTCTCCGGTTGGAGAAGAACTCAACCTCAACGAGTATTTTGACATTGCTACGATAAGCCCACCGAGCTTTGGCGTTGACCCAGAGGACATCGAACTTACCAGGTTGATAGCGCCAAAGCAATCGAAAAATTTTGCTCTGGTAAACCAAGACAACTACGAGGTCCTGCTTCACAAGATGCAGATGTTCTCGACAGTCAGAGTGTTTCTGAACGAAGCGAACTCTCGGGTGATAAACCTATTTCTCATACCTGATGTGACTCAACTGTTCAAAACAAGCGCAGATTACTTCAAGTTGAGTTTGGACAGGTTCATTCTAACCCCTTTCCAGAAAAACGAACTCGTAAAGTACATAGAGAAGTCAGGAACCAAATTGGTATCAACCGACATTGCTCTGTTGGACCCGATTCTAACAAAATACGTTCTGAACATCAGCGTCATTGGATTCGATGATGTTGAGAACGATGTGATAAAGACAGACATAACGGACGCGATAGGAAATTACTTCATAAAACTATCCCGAAACGATAGGGTCCCTAAGAGTGACCTCATCACGGTGGTAGAATCAGTTAATGGCGTTGACTCAGTAAGCATTTCCATCGTGTCAGAACTAAACGAATTAGCGTTTATTTCCGATCCAAACCGCGACCCAGCAAACTTAGTAGGACTCGACGAGTTCAACGACATAGTCATGAAGATCGACGAGTTTCCAGTGATACGTGGCGGTTGGACGGACCGATACGGAAACAATTACGCTGAGGGAATTTCTGACACTACGTTGGGCGCAGTGAACATTGAGATAAAAGCTCAAAAAGCTACTCGCAAAAAATTGACTCTGTTATGATAAGAAATTCAATCTACTGGACAGTTTACAACAGAAAGGATCGTAGGTTGCATCTCGGTTTCATGTACAAGGGAAACGTTTTGAGAAAAACTCTTTCCAACCAGATGTTCGGTGCTAACCCAACTCTGACTAACTTTTTGTCGTACATGGAAACCTACATATACGAGCACATTGAAGCGGTGAAACAGATAAAGATCTTTGCCAACCCAGCGTTGGACAAGAACGAAAATAGGATAAACTAATGAGCTCTCAACCGGTTTTCAACAAAGAAAAGAAGGCACAGATTCGAGGAGAACTCGAAGATCTGCTAAGAGGGTACTCGCCAAACCCATCTAACTCAGAAGATGACGTGATAGACGAACAGCTTAGCGAGATCGCTGTTGCCCCGCCGATCGACTTCGAGGAAATGAATCGAAAGTTCGAAAAGCAAGCAAAGGACATAACCAATTCAATGCTAAAGTTTTACGTTGACTTGGGAATCATGGACCAGAACGATTACCTCAAGCAGAAGCAGGTACTCGACAATTCAAACATTCAGAACATCTTCTTTCAGCTAAAGACTCTTAGGATGGCGATCGAAAAGATAGCTGAGGAGATAAACCAGGGAAACACTCACCCTAGGATGTTCGAAGTGTTTGGCCAGCTTCAGGACAAGTTAACTACAGTAATCAAGACACAGGCCAACTATGTCCTGTTCTTAGAAGATACTTACAAGAAAATAAACCAAGACATCAGCCAGAAAGGTACTCAATCTGCATCGGTTACACCATTGCTGAGTCAGCCTAACGAATTTTACATAACGGCTGGAACAAAAAACATCATGAAAGAGATAACGGCAGAGGAAGTGAACGAGGAAGACAAACCAGATCGCTACCTCACGCATCCAGGAAAGAAGGCCCAAGTTATGGAAGAGGCCGGAGTTTCCCAATCTTTCGTCGAGGACGAGGTTGAAGACCTATCGGATGACGTTAACTCGCTAGTATGAAAGACTTTTTAACCGACACTGGAGGCTCATCCAGAATAAAGCTCTCGGGCTTAGACCAAGAAAATCTCGCGATATGGACAACCGAGCGAGTGAACCAGCTATTTAAGGACGTTGAGGATGGGGTCATAGACATAAAGACGATAAAAAATTCGCCTTTTAAGGATAACGACCCTGTCTGGAAGAAAGCGAACCTGATATTCGAGTACACCCCGTACGAGGTAGAAGAAATAAAAAAGTGTAAGAACGACATCATTTACTTCGCGAATCACTACGCGCAGACGATGACAGATGATGGGATTCAACAGATAACCCTAAGGGATTACCAGGAAGAGATATTGATCTCCTTCAAGGAAAATCGAATGAACATCTTGAATGCATCTCGCCAGATTGGAAAGTCCGTCATGGCAGCAATATTCATCGCGTGGTTCCTAATATTCAACACTGAAAAGAACGTTCTCACAGTTGCTAACATCGCTACCACAACCAAGGAAGTCATGGACAAGATAAAGTCCATTCTGGAACACCTACCGTTCTTCATGAAACCCGGTTGCGTTTCAAACAACGTCATGTCGATGAAGTTCGACAATGGCTGTAGGTTGATCGGACGTACGACCACAAAGAACACCGGTATCGGTTTCACGGTTCACCTTCTGTACATCGACGAGTTTGCTCACATCAACCCGTCGTACTTGAACTTCTTCTACCGTGCAATCTACCCTACAATTTCAGCATCTACTTCAAAGTCGAAAATCATAATAACTTCCACGCCAAACGGCATGAACAAGTTTTACGAGATTTACATGGATGCCCTTAACGGCCGAAACCAGTACACTCCGCTTAGAGTGGATTGGTGGCAGGTTCCAGGAAGGGACGAAGCGTGGAAAAAATTCACCATCGCCGACTTGGGATCGGAGGAAGATTTCAACCAGGAATACGGGTTGCAGTTCTTTTCGTCCGACGTTCTGCTGCTTCCGTCCAAGACTCTAAAAAAGATCTTTAACCTCAGGATAGAATACCGTGTCCCAGAATGGGCTCAAAAACCGGATGTTATTGATCTATTAGACGGCTTACAGTTTCACCCAAACATGGCGAGAATGACAGTAGATGACATCAAGAACGATCCCAATTATTACATCTTCTCGGTTGACACGGCTGACGGCTTGAACAGGGACTATTCGATCGTCAACATCTTCAAGTTCGTAGCCCTTCCGGTAAAGATGCTAGAAAACGTGAAGGAATTCGTCAAGGTAGAGACTGACGTGTTTGCCGTCGTTCAGGTTGGAACGTTTAGGACCAACACCAAGGACATAAACCAATACTGTAACTCGTTGGAACACTTACTGTTCAACGTTTTTAATCCAGAAAAGGTTCGACTTTTGGTAGAATTGAACCACAAGGGTGAGTACATCATGGATAAGATCACCAAGAACGAGAACTACTGGAGCGGAATGTTGGTATTTTCAAAGCACTCAGAATTAGCTCAGAACTGGAAGCCTGGCCTTAGGCTAACTGTTCCAAACAAGATAAAGTACTGCGAGCGGTTCAAGTACCTAACCGCTGTTCACAAGATCCTACCGAACGAATTTAGAACGGTCCACGAACTTGGATCGTTCGGACGAACTAAAAATGGAACGTACAGAAGTCAAAGCGGAAACGATGACCTTGCTATGACGTGCGTGAACTTAGCAGCTTTCTTCGAATCACCAAACTTTTGGGAAATCGCGAATGCAGAGATAGATAGACTTAGTAAGGACTACGTCGTAGAAGTTCACGAGAAGTACCTGAAGGACATTTATTTCGATAAGAGGACGAAGTACGATTACTCAACTCTGAACGATCTGAATACTTCAGGCGTAGCTAGAAGTTCAGGTGCAAGTCAGCGAGTAGCCGAAGATTACTTGAACTCGTACAAGGACACGCTGAAACACTTTTACGGCGGAGACCAAAACGAACTTCAAGAGTACAAGGACTTAGTCGAAAAATACAGAAATCAAAATGAAGGGCTCTGACGAATCAGCAAACTACGTTAACAACAAACGTCAGATATTCGTTAGGCTCTTGTCAGAAATAGAACAAGCAAACAAAGTTAACCGATCAAAGATTTACGTTAAAAAAATCAAGGTACTTGAAGAAGAAATCGATGTAATAGCAAAGAGAGAAGAATGGCCAACCGTCCTGCAAAAAGCTAGGACATTTTTTGAAAACTTAGAAGATTACGAAATGTGTCAAAGGTGCATGAACATTCAGAATTCATTGAAACCGGCGAAGAAAAAGGAAAAAACGAATGGCAAAAAGAGAACCGAAGAAACAACCTAGAAAAAAAGAAGAACTTGAATTTACCGAGAACGACTTGCAATCGGTAAAGCTAAAATCCTCCCAAAGCAAGTACTTACGCGCTATCTTCGATAACGACATAACTTTCTGTTATGGGCCGGCTGGAACCAGCAAAACCTTCACCGCGTGCTTAGCAGCACTAAGACTGTACCTTGACGGTAAGATCAAGAAGATCATACTGTCAAAACCTATACAAGAGTCAGGTGAAAGGCTGGGTTTCCTTCCAGGTGATGTGAGCGAAAAAATCGATCCTCACATGGAAAGTTATCGAACCAATTTGGTAAAATTGCTGAAAGACCCTCATCTTGTGAGTTGGCTTGAGACGACAGGAATTATCGAGTTCCGACCGCTTGCTTACATGCGTGGAGCAACGTTCGACGACAGTTTGATGATCCTTGACGAGTCCCAAAATGCCAACTTCAAGCAGCTTATGCTGTTTGTCACGAGATTGGGTAAAGGTTCGAAGGCTTTGATCTGCGGCGATGTGAGTCAATCAGATATCGATAAAGATCAGATTGCGCTTCCAGATTTTATCAAAATGATGCAGGGCATACCTGGATTAGCAGTGCATAAATTTGGAGAGGATGATGTTGTACGAAAAGACATTCTTATTCAGATCATTAAACGCTACGAACAATGGAAAGATGACAATCCGAACCACCAGTTCCTTAAGTAAAAAACAAAGAAAAAAAATCATGAAACCCTATGAACTCTTACGACGCAATCAACAAGCAGCTCAACGATGAGATGCAAGAACTCGCAGAAAAAATCAACCGCGGAAATTACACGGAGAAGGATAGAAATCGGCTAGCCACGATAATGTACCCGAAACTCAAGTACTTCATCTGGAAGTTTTTTAACGACCAGATCGAAACTGAGGAAGTCCTCCACAACACACTTTTCAAAATATTCAAGGGCTTAGACTCTTACCGAGATGATTTTCGGTTCACCACCTGGATTTACACTATCGCCAAAAACGAAGCCCTACTTCACAAGCACAAGATCACAAGTCAAATTACCGTTCGTTTGGAAAACCTAGCGAAGCAGCCAGTGATAGAAGATACTGCTGGTTCAACGCTCGACCGCGAAGAGTACCTTCATGCTCTGTTCACAATGACTCAGGAGGAGATGTTTTCTCTGCCCGAATGCATTGAGAAAGACATCCTTATTGATAAAGAAGTCAATCAGATGAAGGGAAACGACATCGCTGAAAAGTACAAGATGAACCTGAACACGGTCAAGACAAAGATCAGAAAAGCAAAAAAGATGCTAAGAGATCGAGTGCTTGAGAACAATCCTCACATGAGGGAACACATAAACGAATACATTTAACCATGAAACTGAGAGATGCATTTCATCCGAAGATGTTTCGAGACACCCTGATAATGGTGTTTAGAAATTTTGTTAACTGGCGCTTTTACAAGAAACAGATGAGGCGCTTGAACGAAGACGGTTCGCTTAAGCAGAACGGGATGAGGCTTGATAAGAGAAATCGAGCGTATTACGTTTTGAACCTTGAACCAGAAATTCTGATGATGGGAGAGGAAACCATAGACTTAGAAAGGAGCCGAGTGTACGAATCTCTCGGAAAGAAGAAACCTCTCTTTGAAAAAGCTGGGTTGGGCGAAATAATAGAAGCAAAAACGGACCGAATAAAGGACGAAACGTATTATGCTTACTTGGTTCAGATCAAGTATCGGCCGATCGCTACTATCTGGAACGTCATCTACTGCTTCGTTTGGCTAGCAGCTCTTGCAGTCGCGTCCTATTTTATCGTGAAAGGTGTCATGCAGTACGAAACTATCGTTACCTGGTTTAGCAACGTGATGACTGCGAAATAAATAACAAAAAGTTAAAGTAACATGACAGAATTCGAATTCGTCAAGAAACACAGTCTGAAACTCGTAGGAGTAGGATTCTTTTTTCTGATCCTCATATTTTTGTCAACTTGTGGAACAAGCAGAAAAGTTAAAGTGATTTCGAAAGACGTTAAGAACGTCATCGAGGTTCAGAAAGCTCAGCCGACTACCGAAGATGTGCAAAGGATGATAAAGGTGGAAGGTCTCAAGTCGGAAAAGAGAATGATTCAGGCAACAGATCGAAAGATCCTTGACGTTAACCGGGAAAACGCGATAGAAGAAGAGCTAAAAAAACTCGAATCTTCTAAATGAAAAAACGGACAGTGCACTATTTTGTAATTAGTGCATTTACGATACTCTACGCGATAACTTCGCTTATTTCCACCGTACACGTGGTCGACTTTTTCAAGCTGACAAACCCAGAGTGGTTGGCTATCAGCTTGGCAATTGCGTTCGAAGTAGGAGCTGCGGCTTCCCTAGCTTCGATAATTGCATTGGAAAAGATGAACAAATTCATAGTTTGGATGCTGTTCATAATTCTAACGTTGATGCAAGCTATGGGAAACACGTACTATGCTTACGTGCATGCCGAAAATTTTCAAAGTTGGATAGAACTCTTCGGGTTAGTAGACGAGGACCTTATCTACCAGAAAAGGATATTGGGTCTTCTTAGCGGCGGTATCTTACCGATCGTTGCACTTGGTTACATAAAAGCACTGATCGATTACATCAAACCTACAGAACTCGCCGATACTCAAGTAGCAAGCTCATACGAGGAACCAACTAAGAAAGAGGTAGCTGCCGAAGAAGTTTTCGACCCGCAGCCGACCGTTACTGAGCAAACTACTCAGCTGACAACAACTGTCTTGCCGACACCGCCTAAACCTAAACCGGCGGTTGAATTTACAACAGAATCGCCAAAACCGATCGTTGAATTTACAACCGAACCTCCAACTACTACAGAGAGCCCGCGATTAAATAATACTGAGCCAGCTCAGCACGATGACATGTCGATAGACGATAGAATCGCTAGAGGGAAAAATGTCGAGTACGCTAGCAATTTAAAGAAGCCTCACGACCCGTAAAATAGTCAAAAACGATGCCATACACTCAGTACAATGACGATCCTGTCCAAAAAAGAGTCAGCGCAGCTTTTGCAAACCTCTGTGCATCGACTACTTCTGGAAAGAAAACTCTTAGAGCTTTCGATAAAACTTTGAGCGTGTTCAATGGATCGGCAGTTGATGCTGCTTTTTCATTAGCTAGCTTGGTTTACCCAGTCGATAATCAAAATTCTATAAACTTTGAAGTGTGTGCTGGTGAAACTCTAGTTATTTTCGATAATGACTTGGAAACTATCGCACCGACTCCTCAACCTGCTAACACTGCTTTGAATTACCCGTTAGGTCAGGACACCGAATACATTCCGCCTATCGGAACAACAGGTCCATCTAGCTTACCGGCGTATTACTTACTGAACGGCGAAAAGAACTATGCCCGTGGCGTTCTTCTGTACTTAGAGTATTCGACAGTCACAAAGGGCGGGGCAGACCTTCTTCCGGAAGACGCTAAGTGCGAAATTCACATGTGGACAGGAATAAGCGACCCAGAAACAGATCCGCCTCTGGTTCTTCCGCTTCATTCGTTTTACGCTCATTTTGCAAATCCGTTGACCAGCGATGCAGCTTCTCTAATAAATAGAATAGAAATAGTCAATCCTAGCCCAGCTGACGAAGGCGGAAGAGGTTACAGCTTCATTGTCAATGGCTTAGTTTTGTACACTAAGAGCAACACCGCGGTTAGCGACTGCGCTTGCTAAAAATACTTGAAACAATGGTACCAGTAGCTAAATTCATACAAAAGCACACAAGCGACAGCACGATTTACACGCCGGTATTTACCGACACTAACCCAAGTGGAGCTGTTCTAAACGGCGGAATTCCTGGATCGGTTGGAACTTACTCTCCGTCGTGGTTTGGTGTTCACAATGCAGCGGCAGTGGCGCAGGACGTTACTATTTGGACGATAGCTCAGGGAACTAGCGGAACCGGTGTTACTGTGAAGATTTTAGCCGGTGAAACGTTCTATGCACAAATCGCTAAGCTAACAGCCGCAACAGACGGAACCATAGTTCTTCTCGGAACTACAAACTTACCTTCTATGGTGTAATGATACCAATAATGTCATTCGGACAAAGGCAGCAAGCAATGCAAGGCTTACCGTTCTTCGGCAGGTCGGACTTTAACTTTGCCGCGGCGAAATCACCTTACTCGCCTGGCATCACGATAAAGATCCTGCCTCTTTCTGACCTGTCCAGAGTGGCCGCAGTTGATGTCGATTCTTTTGCAGATGGTATCAATCAACTCAACCAAAAATTTAAGAGGGGGTCACGGATAAGCGGAATTCAAGTGAACTCTCAGATTGCCGACAAGAAAAGAAATCCAAAAGTAGTCATCGGAAAATTCGAAGCTTTGAAGATCGACCGAGAGACTAAGAGCATTCGCGCATTCATCAGAGATCCAAAGTCTCTAAAGCTGGTAGAAGTCTACCCAGAAACACTGACCCGTCTCACCGAATCCAAGAGCGAGGGTCGAGCAAAAACTTTCCTGGAGTACCTGATATAAAATTCGATAAATAAATTCGTAAAAAAATCGAATTTTTATGGGTGAACAAACCGACTTGCTACAGGAAGGCAGTGCTTTTCTGGATCAGCAAGACGCTATTTATGGGAAAAATCAAGACACTAGCAAAGTTGTCAAGAATTCCCCAATCGAAAATCTCCCACCAAACTTAGGCCGATCAATATCTCCAACCTTCGAATCAACGATCGGTGGAGCAAATGATTCTCATTGGAAAGTTATTCCGTTGGAAAACCTTCCTTCCCGAGGATGGTTTTACCCAGATGGAACAGAGATAACGATAAAAGCTGCATCCGTTCTCGAAGTAAGACAGTGGTCTACTATGGACGAGAACGACAGGCTGAACGTTGACGATACTCTAAACTTCATCATAGAACGTTGCGCCAGGATTAAAGTGAAAGGCGGAAAATCGTGGATGACCTGGCGAGACATTTCTGAACTCGACAGGTTAGCTCTGGTTTTTATGATTCACGAGATAACTTTCCCAGGAAACCAAAATTCTCTGTTCGTTAGGTTTACTTGCCCAGGTCCATGTGCAGAAGAAAAGAAATGGAGCGATGAGGTAAAGATTTCCAGTCCTATGCTGAGTTTCATAGAATTTCCAGACGACGTGATGCAATTCTACAATCCTCAGTACAGGTGCTTCGTCATCGAATCAGCAAAGCTAAACGAAACTTTTTACCTGTACATGCCAACGATCGGAGCGGTGGAAAAACTCAGGGCCAGAATCTCTCAGGCAAAAGCAGACGGCAATTCAGTCGATAAAGCTTTCATAAAGATCGCTCCGTACATCATTCAGGACTGGCAATCGTTTACTCAGGAAGCTTATCACAAACTGTCCAGGGAAAATTTCGCTTGGCACATCAACAAGTTTACTTTCGTTACCAAGTTTGTAGAAGAGTTGGAAAAAGCTAGGAGGTCGATGGTTGCAACTACGTGCCCAAAGTGCGGAAAACTAGCGTCAACGCCTCTTTTTTCAAGGTCCGGCTTCACGATCAAAGATCTTTTCTTTATTTCAGGCGGACTTAACGAACTTATTTGAGATTAACCGGATTCTAGCAGTGAAGCTTAATCAACAGTTTGATAACCTATACAAGCTGCCTTATTACGAGTACATGTATTACTTGAACCTACTGATAAAGGAATCAGGAACGGAGGTCAGCGAAAAATTAGAACTTGAAAGAGATGGTTCGGTCGAATAAGCCGAACCTTTTTCTTTTTGAAATAAATAACAAAAAGGACAATTCACGTGGACGAAGATAAGATTCTGCAAGAGCCGGTTGATGAAACTCCAATCAGCAACGACTTAATAACTCCTAGCGAAATCGCTGAAGCAGCAACTGAAAACAAAGGGGCCGAGCCGACTGACCTGCTACCGTCTGACGTGGCTGAGATTGCCGAAACTGCGGAGGCAGAGGAAGCAGACCAAGTAAAGGTGGACTCGGCAGATTCATCCACTAAGAGCGGTATTGAGCAGGTAAAAACAACCTTAGAAAAAGGAGATGAGCCTGCTCCTGTGATAAACGTGAACGTTGATGCTCCAGTAACGGTTTCGAAAGATGAAGCGTCTGAAGCAGGTAACGTAACCAACGTAAACGTCACAAACATCTACCAGGCAGAAGGTAAGGAAAATAAATTAGCTGACACAGAAAAGGCTTCGGACCTTACTCCTAGCGCAGTTGCAGCTGATCAATCAAAGCAGGAAGAGATCACCGAACAACCCGATGCAATAAGAGTTGAAGTAGATCCAGCTGTCACTCAAACGATAGTCGATCAGGTGTTAACCTCTAAAGAAACGATCGAAGAAAGGGAGTCGTCTACCGTTCTCAAGGAAAAAGAAGCCGAGATAAAAGCAAACGATGTGATCCTAGCTCAGCTAGAAAAAGTTGAAAAAACGGTGGAAACCGTTTTGGAAAAGACTGCAGCTGACTTAACTCCGGCAACCGTCGTAAAAAACGAAGCCGTTAGCTCTGAACAGCCCGACCAAGCGGATGGAGTTAGGGTAGAAACGGTCGAACCGTCCAACGAAACTCTGCAAAGTTTAATAGTTCCAGCAGAGTCAGTTGTGGATTACGGAACGATGAATTCTCTGGAAGCACTTGATCGCTCAAACTTTGCTTACAAGGAACCGGCTCTTCCGTCTACTGCAATGGAAGATCTCCTAAAGAGCTACCAAACAGAGATGGAAGAAACCAGCCGCTTGTTTCAGGAAGATTTTTCGAAGACGATCGAATCGATAGAAAAAAATCAGCAATCCATAGATTATTTTTCTCAGATCATTCCACCGGAAGCAGCTATTCCAGTAAACTCATTTGCGATCAACCAGGAAACAAAAGTCGATAAACTGTACGATTTGCTATCGAAAGAGGCTTCAGGGAATGAAGAAAAAGAGGAAGAACCAATTCTCAGAACTGACATGCAGAAGATCAGCTTGGACGAACCTGCTCCGGAGAAATCGGAAGCAGAAGACGACCTTAGCTGGCCGATTTCTAAGATGCAGACGGTTCCTCTAACAGACGTTCGAGTTGAAACTAACGAGAAAAAAGTTAATCCAGGGTTGGCGAAGGAGATACTAACCACTCCAGAAATGAAACAGCTGAGAGACTTATCCGCTGTGATGAACCAGGTCAGTTCTCAGCTAGAAGCATTGAACGAGACTCAAGTTACCAACAACCAAAGTATTAGCACTATTGCTAACTCAGTAAACACAGTAAATTCGGTAGAAGCACAAAAAATGATTCTGGGTGAATCCGAAAAGACAAGCTCAGTAAAAAAGGAAGAAGGTAAAAAGGCCGAACCCATCTCGGGATCGCTGAGCGAGTACTATTTGCACGCAATATACGATGCCCTAGTTAGTTACGGTATAAAATTGAGAACGTACTAATGAGTGCAACCGATCCTTACATTGAAGAAATCCGCAGTATCGTGAATCGGTACAAAGCGATAGAAGAACTAATGAACTCTCTGCTGGAAGAAGCCAACCTGCTCAACTTAAAAAAGCAGGACATCGAGCTCAAACTCGCTCAGAATAAGGAAGATGAGCGAAACTTAATAGATAAAATAAAAAGAGAGACGGGCAAGGAACCTAACCTTTACGAAATCTTACAGAGTATTAACAGTCAAACACAAACGCATGAAAACTCTACAGTGGTTTAACAAGTACTTCAAACTTATCGCAATAGGCGCGATAATTGTCCTTGGCCTTCTTTTCGGATGGTCGATCAGCCGGAACAATGACCTGGCTCGCGAGAACGCGAAGCTAAAACAATCAGAATCGATCCTTTCTCAGAATCTCATCGCTGCAAACGATACTATGCAGTTCTGGAAGGATAAGTACGGAAACAGTCAGTCCGAGATAAAGATTCTTACCGGGACTCAGGAAATGCTAAAAAAGCAGTACTCTGATCTTTACGATAAGTACAGGTCTATCCTCGGAAAAGATGCTAAGAACCAGGAAATGATAGCATACCTGCAAACCCAGATAGTTCTGAAGGATTCTATCATCGCTGAGCTAAAGGCTAACGGCGGGTCAGGTAGTTACATCATTAACGACTCAACTATAGCGATAGATGAGGGAAAGGTTTACGATAATAACAATTACTACAGCGTAAAAGGAACGGTGGTCACTAAGATCGAAGAAAATAAGATCAAAGCTGGAACTATAAATTTAGCAACGACAGTTGGACTAGGAGTGGATTTCGCAATAAGCCGGGATAAAAAAACCGGCATAGCAAGCGTGACTTCAAAGACAGCTTTTCCAGCAAAAGTAACCATGTCTGGGATAACTCAGATAGAAAAAGAGCTGAACAAGAAGCCAGCTGCCTACCTTGGCTTGGGCTTTGTCGTTGGATACGGGGCGACATTAGAACAGCAACCTCAGCTAAAACCGTACATCGGCGTAGCCGCATACATTTCGCCAAGGTGGCTAACCATTAAAATACGAAACAGATGAAATGAATTCAAGCTTTGTAAGTCTTTCTAGCTATTGCCTCTTAGAGTTCAGAGCTACTCCGCTCAACGACCTAACGCCTCCGATGCTGAGCACGGAGTACTACTTCGTTGATAATAAAAACGTTGACACTTACCAGATCTACAATAGCGATGGAGACGCTAGCTTAACTCACAATTCTCGAAACCTCAGCGTAGTTTCTGTCGGTGGGTCAAAGGTGATTTACGTTGACACTACGCTCGTTCCTATTTACACTCAGTACGATCCAAACATCACGGAAACTGCTCTGAACCCATCTCTCAGTCAAAATCTGGTGATGGACACTCTGAGGTTTCACTTCGCTTCAGGTTTTAACTTTACGGAAGTTGAGAATCTTGTAGTCGGAGCGCGGTACAAGATGAATAATCTGAAACAGGTGCAGATAGCAACGATATTGCTGGATGCTGCAACTGCTCTCGAAATATTCACCTACAACAATCACCCGCTATTCATAGCCAACACAATATACGATAAGTACATTGATGTTAAGGTACCAGCGGCTCCGTGGATCGATAAAGATTTTGACGAATTTGGAGATGCATCGTTTGAGTACGCTATAACCGGCGGAGTTGGATTCATAAAGAACGCCCCAATCACCGTTTTCCTGGCTGAAGCAAACTGGGAAGAGTACAATGCGCCGAACGACATCACGTACGATAGGTACAAGCTTGTAAATTACTTCGAAGGAGCGGTTGCTCAGGTAAACGAGTTCGATGCACTGGGTTGTGTTATCAAAGAGGCAGATGATGGTGATTACATAAAGTTTCACGCTACTTGGGGTGGAGGATTTCCCGATTCGCTGATCGCTACTCTGAACGACCGTGGGCCGAACAACAACTGGATCTTTTCTCACCAACTCCAGGTTTACGAACAGATCGGATCTGACCTTTACCCGACCGGCAACGCAATAATTTACCAGGAAGATAGATTCGACGAAGTTCTAACGTATCGCCCAATTCTAAAGGAAGCTGGATACGCTGTTTCTATGTCAATAGATTACACACTGCGCTTGATAAACACACTTACCGGTGACCAGGTCATCAAAACAGCAGCGGTAAGCGTCATAAATCCGAATAAGTACGGAAAGACCCTAGCCAAGATCAACTTGCCGGAAGGCCCTCAGTCCATGAAGGTTTACAACAAGGTAGTTCAGAAAAATTTTGAACTTTCTAACCTTTTTGCTCCAAAATCGACTAGGGAAGTAGTCATTCCAGTTCCGCCGATCCCGATAATCGAAACAAAAACGGAAAGAGTGACAGTTAAGGAATACGTTCCGATCAAGCAGATGGACATAATGATGGGCCAAGATAACGCTCTGAACAGCATAAAGGCTGAAGTAGATCAAGTAGTTTACGGGCAGGGTAGGTTGGTCCTTCCGATCGACCCGGTCGATAATTTCATCAAATTTACAGCTTACCAAGCTAACCCAACCGATACGACCAACCAAAAACGTATCGATCTAAACAATAACTCAATGTTTAAGTTGAACTTTGGGCAGACCGGTAAGTTCGTTTACGAGAACGTTGCTGACAACACTTTAGCTAGCCCTAGCAGAGGAGAATTTGTGTTCCGCATTCCAAAGGACCAAGCATTGCAGATACTAGGAATGCAGGACAACCAGTTCTTCATCACGCTGGTTTCAAAAACGGACGGAACTGAAACTCTGTTCTACACAGGAACTTGGGTTTCTTCTGTCAATTACGCAAGCCTTCTGGCTCAGAAAAAGGACGAGGCTTCTGCTCTAACCAAGGACAAAAAGATAGCTGAACTACGCCAGCAAGTGACAAAAATCACAGAAGAAAAGGAAAAGATTCAACAAAAAGTTGAAATCGAAGGACCTGCCAAGAAAACAATTCAACCTCAAATTCCAAAGAATGTGAACGTTACTGTTGCTAAGCAGATACCCGAATCGCAACAAACAGTGAAGGACTAAGGGATAAATAAATCCAGCACGACCAAGCAGGTTGATAAATAAAAAAAAGATAGCTAATTGCATGAACGGCCTAATACACGAACTAACAACTGAACTGAGAAACGATCCGAAATTTAAGGAGAGTGCAGTCGTTCGAGTTGTTTTGGAATCGATAAACAATTCAACTCTCTTAGGAGTACCGACCGACCAGATCCTGGAAACTGCTCTTACCAACTTGGAAGAGCTGGCAACGGCAACTGTGAATGAAGATCTGAAAGAAGTTGTTGCAAAGTTCAGGAAGATGGCCGAAAAGCCAACCCAACGCTTAAAAAACATGGCGAAAGAAGCTGGCATATCCATGAAGCTAACGGCTTTGAAGGAATCTGCAATCGCTAAGGATCCTGTTTTTGCAAACACCCTAGCTCACATCGAAAAAGTAGTGGAAGTAGTTCCCGAATTCAGGACTCTCGGCATGGTTTTTGAATCACTGAACAAGTTTTCGTACGACCCAGAAGTTGCAAAAGTTCTGGAAAGTTTAACCGAGTATGTAAACGCAAACCGGTCGAAACTTGAAATCATGAACGCTATCTTTGAGATGAGACAGACTAGTTCGATAATCTACGGCGAAGCTATCACGATCCTAGAAGACTGCTTGCTCACAGAAACTCTAAGTTCCGATTCTATTAAGATGAAGATGCGCGGAAAGGTCGAAATGCCGATCGTTAACCGCCTGGTGAACACTCTGAGTATGGTAGAAGCTAAGAACGAAGGAAAATTCAACATCGGATTAGGCAACGGCGACGCCAAAGTATTTTCAGTCATCGCGCCGTTCCACAAGATTTCAGAATCATCAGCAGTCGTACTTCTGGATAACGGTTTCGTGAAACTATCAGAGGACGAGGACCCGGTTGCTATGACTGTCGAAGAAGCTCAGGCATACCCTGAATTCTTTGAAGTTTGCGAAGCCTACGCAACTTTAAACTTCGCTCCTCGGGAAAACGAAGTCTTCACAAGAGGTCGCCACCTTGAAATATCGTTTGCTATCAACGAATCAGGAAACCTTCAGCTGAAACTCAACGGAAAAGTAGTTGATGATCTGACAAAGGTTGATCTTACTCAAACTTTCATGATGGAGCAGGTCGATGCTAGAGCAAAACTAGTGAAACTGTTCAATCACCTAGATGCTATCGTAAACTTGGAATTCGCAAAACGCCTCATAAACGAAAGGTTGGGAGCAGATTCATACGTTTTCACAATCGGTGAAACTCAGTACGTTTTCGAACGTCTTGGAAATACCAGAGTCATAAAGAAAATGCAGGGTTTGGCTTTCCACAACTACGTGATGGAAAATTTCCACTACGACGTTAGCGAACTCTATTCGATACAGCTAAACGAAAGAGAAGACCGGGTAAAGAGAATCGACGAGGAAAAGAGCAAGATCGACAAAGACCTTGAAAAGTTGGAAAAATCAGTCGACCAACTATCCGAAGCTCTCGGAGACAGTTCTCTGACCAACGAATACAGAGCTCAGCTAACAGATCTTAAAGAGTCCATTCAGAAAAATATTGTGGCTCTAAAGAATCATTACATTGAGCTGGACCAGAGCAAAAAAAAAGCCTAAATGAAGCAGAGGACATAACTCTAGTTAATCCTCGAACTTCAAAGTACGCTGCCGGCCAAAAGGTCGTCTTAAAAGACGGCAAATCTGCTACTATTTTAGGAGTTGATCCCATCAACAACATCTACCAGCTAATGACTCTTGACAATAAGTCAATTAGCGTGAAGGGCACCGAGATAAAGAAGTTGGAAAAGCCAAAGAACCAAGATTACCAACCATCCGGAATAGACCCGGAAGATCAAACTCAACTTAACATCAAGGATACGCCGTTCGATTTAGACCCAGAAAAGTAAACGTTGGTAAGTTAGTTCAAAAATAGGCTAATGAGCCCATACGAACTCTTACAAGAAATCTACTATCACAATCCTTGGAAGTCAATGGCCTGCTGCATTCTCCTTAATCGGACGAAACGCGCGCAGGTCGATAGAGTGCGTGAAGAGCTTTTTCGGACCTATAACGATGCTCTTGATATGGCAGACGCTGATCCAGAAACGTTGGCTAAAATACTGCAACCGCTTGGTTTCCAAAACAAAAGAGCAAAGACCCTCATCAAATTCAGCGAAGACTGGGTCAGCAAGGATTGGACCGACCCAAGGGACCTTCACGGAATAGGCCAGTACGCGGCTGATTCCTACGATATTTTTTACAATAACAAGCTTGACATAAATCCGAACGACGGGGTTTTAGTAAAATATTTAGAGTGGAAAAGAACTCATCAAGATCAATAACAGTTTAACATGAAAGCACTGTACGCATACTTTGGAGAATTTGGAATATTCGATCAAAACATTCCCGGACATTCCTTTTACCAGATAGGATTATTATCGTCTATTGCAGAAACGTACAACATCACAAAGTTCGATGTTTACAATTACTTGGACGGAGATACCGTAGAACCAAACCTTGGGCCAAAATACCCAGACGGAAAGATTGGCGAACTTATGCAATCTGTGACCAACCAGCTTGTCGATTCGTACAGAATACCGTTGAACCACGTTATGAAGAACATAGCAGACGGAAAAGTGTACGATTACATCATCCTAAAAGCAAGGTTTAGAAACCTATCAACTCTTGCAAAAAAGATGGAAGATGCGAAAAGGTTTGAACTGCTAATACAGTACGCTATGTCGACTGGTCACAAGCCAGAAAACATAATCGTTCTTGACACAGACCTTTCGATGAGCCCTGGCGTATCTAAACGATTGGCTGCTCTTAAAATTCAGGTTTTGATTCCATCGATCGATTTTCCAAGTATTGGCCGATCCTTTTTGAAAGAGTGCTTGCAGATCCATAAAGAGCAATTGACCAAAAAGGAACAGTCGATCACTTATCACGGAAACATTGACTTTTCCAACTACAAGGAAGGTCATTCGAAGAATCCAATTGTTCACGAGATAATTGGAGCGGCGAATCACGAATTCATGTTCGACCAGTCAGTGTTTCACATGTTTCTGTGCGCAAAGGACTCTCCAGAACTGGTAGCAACTTTGGTAGACATGCCAAGAGTAACGTTGGTTCCACGAAACGACAGAGCCTCCATCTGGAAGCACCTCAGCGAATCAATAGTTTCATTGAACGTTAGCAAGGATCTCTACCTGGAACGCGGGTTCACCCCTGCAAGGGTTTACGAAGCAATCATTGCGGGTACTATTCCGGTTTCTTACAAAATCGGACAGCACCCAGCCATGACTTTCGAAACAAGCTCTCAATTTTACGAAATTTGCAAGTTCTTAGCAGAATGTTCACCGGCTGATTACTACAAGATCCTGGAAACTATCGCGAAAAAACTTTAAACCCAGGCTTCGCCTATAAATAATACAAATGACTCATTCGTAAATGAATCACGTATTATCAGTAGGCGAATACCTCATACACGAAGATCCAAAGTTAAAGGTCCTAAGAGAAGCTCTTTTGAGCTTACCTGTTTACGAGAGCGTTGCTCCGCTTTCAATGCAACCGTTTAGCCTAGCTCCAACCAGCGAGGATCGACTCATCTCTCACCAAGTTTACCTTCTAGATCACTTCGATACGCTAGACCAGATAAATGTGAACGAAAATTTATTGCTCGTTCACAATTACTCACCGATCCTTTTAACCGAACTTGGAACGTACGAAAAAACTTTAGAGTACTTAGAGTCACTGAACGAAAGTTTTCTGACCAAGCTGAAATCTGTCTTAAGCTTGATGACCGAAGGCGGATCCGTTATAGGTATCTTTCAGTTTGTGTTAGATCTAATTGGTATGATTCCAGCCTCGTGGTTCGGATTTCCGGTTGACATACTGGCAAATGGTCTAAACGGCATAATTTACTTAGTTAGGGAACAGTACTTGATGGCGGTTATTAATTTCATCGCCATGATAGACCTAACTAAAGTATTTGCTCCATTGAAATTAGGAATAAAGACCGTAGCTAAACCTGCAACCAAGTTATTTTCAAAATTATTCTCAAAAGGATTCGGTAAAGCAGAAGCTGCCGCATTCAAAGCATCTAGCGAAGCTGCTGCAAACCCAGGAATAGTTAAAATGCTGGGACAAGCTCTTGGTAAGTTGTCCAAGTGGTTAGCTGAAACAGGCATAAAGATGCTAAAGGGAATTGTCCCGACCATCGTTAAAGCAGTGGATAAGCTTACGTTTGGTGCATTCAAGTTGGACAAGTACATTCCAAAGATGACCGCCGCTTTCGACACGCAGATCGCAAAACTCAACACTTTTGCTAAGGAAGCCGATGATGCTAGCCGCGTTCTGCTGTCAGACGCGACTGCTAAAAAAGCTGCCTCAACCCTTGGAGATGCGTCGGTTGCCGCAAAGAAGGCAGAAAAGCCGTTGAACATTGGAGCAGAAAGAGCTGTAAGAACTGGCGCAGAACAATCAATGTATAAAGCAGCAAAAGGAGGAAAGATCGGTGGGTTCAGCACCGACATGCTAGCAAAATCAGAAGCTAAGTTCAATAAACTTTTCCCTGGAGTAACCAACCCAGCGGTGAAGAAGAACTTCATTTACAACGATGCAACTAAACAGTTGGTTGATAATATTTTAAGCAAGCAGAGCGGCTTGCTTTCGATAACAAAAAACAAGAAGATCATGGCAGCTCTGTCCACAGGAAAAACGTGGAAAGGTGCAGATCGAATGTTGGCTAGTGCGATAAAGAAGGGAGATCCAGTAGAATTAGGAAACGTAATGCAGAAAATGCTAGACGATCCTGAATTTTTCGCTCTGATAAAGAAAACTTCGCCTGACGTTGTTAAAACCATGTCACTGTTCAGGAACGCACCGGAAGCTTTGATAACAGGTTCGAAAAAATTTGCAGATTTTGGAAAAGTGGCAGCAAAGGGCGCATACACCTATCGAAAATTCGTTCTTCAACAGTTGCCAGTCTTCCTACTAAAGGTTGCGCTCAAAGGAACAGAGTGCGGTAGATACATAACCAGAGCAAAGTCAGCCGAAGAAGTAACTGACTTAGCCAAGGGCGCAGCTATTCAAACTCTTACGCCAGATATGGCAGCAGTAGACGAAATTCTTTCTAGAGTCTACGAGCAGACAGAAGAAGAACTGCTTCAACTATCGCAGCAGGAATTAGACAACCTTCGTTCGGAAAATCCGCAAGCTTACACTGAATTCGTAAAAACTCAGACGGAAACCGACCAGAAGATAGAAGAACTGAAACAGAAAACGGATTCGGCAAATCCGTGCTACGAAAAAACTGCAATAACTCAAGCGGAAGTCGGCGCAATACTCGACACCAACAACAAAGCTTGGAAGCAAGGTCAAGTAGCGGTAGACCTAACTAGCCCAGAAGAGTTCGACGCTTCGAACTTGAACAATTATTCTAAGGGCGTTTTGAGTATGCTGAAGCAGGACACTAACATAGATGCTCAGCACCCACTAGCCGATCAGAATCCAGTGGTCCAAGCTTACTTTTCTGACGTGGTCAAATCTAACGGAGAAATCTCGTACAACGAGAGCGACGAATCTAGGCTGGAAGAAATGCTGAACACTTTGGTCAAGCAAGGAAAAATGACGTTGGCCGAAAAAGAAGAAAACAGAAAAAAGATCATGGACGCTTGGAACTCTAATACCGTACCACCTGAGGTGATAAATGCGGCAGAAGAAGCTCCAAACCCAAACGAATCGGTGTTCAAAGTCGGAAAATTTATCACAGTACGATGAAATTAAAAACGTTCGACACGTTTCAACCTAGCGTTGAAACATACGCAAAGAAAGTAGGTTTGGTCGGAGAAAACGAGATGAGAGATCTCTTTGGAGATAGGACGTCTGACGTTGTGATAAAGATCTCACCTAATGCTTTTTCGACGTACCAGGTGTTTAGCCGTCTTCCTGGAGCTAATTTTATCCCTAAGTACGTTTCGAATCGGTTGCACGCAACTCGGTTAAAAACGCCGGTCACTGTCATCTCTCCGCTTTCTGAAATAAGAACGTACAGCACTTACAGAAAACTTAGGTCAGACGAACTCTTAAAGAATTCCATCTACTTTCACACGCCAAAAGTATTGGAGCAATTTCAGATCACAGCTCACGAAGGAAAGATCATAGGTCTTCGCCAGATAATAGATCGTCAGCCGGTTCACATAAAATCCGATCGCTTTCCTAAGACTGCTAAGTTTCAGGAAATATCGGATTCTCTTTACGAAGCTCTAAAAACCGATCTCATGCGGTTTAGAGTTGGAATGACTAAGAGCGGGCCGGTTCTCTTAGCTATGGAAAACTTCAAGCTACAAGCTCCTGAGATGGCAAAGATCTACGTGAACGTTTACGAGAATTTTGTAGGTCACATGCCTGAGTGGTTCAAACACCACATTGAGAGTAGCACAGTCATGCCTTTTTTGAGCGAGTACATAAACCGGGAAGAAATGAGCAAAAAATGTCCCTACTTGCTCTAATTCTAAAACTTTTTGCTTGGTTCTAAGTACAATTTCATAAATTACAAAACCAAGACAATGGACGAAAAGCTTGTTACAGATCAGCTGCCTACTGAAAACAGCGAGGCAATAGAAACTCAACTTCCTGTAGTTGATTCAAACGAAGAAACCCTTTCACCAGAAGTTTCAGAAGAAACGGTAGCTGACGAAGTCAGCGGTGAGCTGGAAGTATCAGACCCAACACCTGAAGGTCAGCTTGACCAAGAGGAACCGCAGGAACCCCAAGAAGAACTCACAGAACTCGAAAAACTAACGCAGAGGAGAACTGGTTTTTGGCAAGTGAACCTCCAGGAGCCGGACGTTAAGTGGATCAAAAATTCGTGCAACGGAAAGTTCGAATTTACCGGTCCTAACGAAGCCTTCATGCTCATGAACTGCTTCCTTGGTTTTTCAAGTGCTCACGCCAGAATGGCTCCAGCAAACGGTGCAGAAAGTCAGCCTTGCGTTGTTCAAGCTTCCGCAATCGAAGCATGCGGTTATTTCATGAATCGAGTTTCTGGAAACAACATGGAAGCAGCTCAGCGCGCTTTCCGAATTGCAATGGCTCTCAACCCAATCATCATGGAAATGAGGAACCTTGACACAAAGATCCAGGAGCTTCGCGCGATCGAAGAAGAACAGAAGAAAGCGGAACCGGCGCCAACCGAAAATCCAGAACCAGCAGCAGAATAAGGAGGGTATCATGGGATTGAACAAGCGGTACTACTGCATGAAAAACGTGTCCGACCACGCAAAACAATCGGACTTTCAATCCTTTAATCTCTACATGACTTTCAGCGATGTTCATCTCTATATGGACGAAGATTGCAAGAAAGTTCACGAAGAATATGCAAAGGCAGATATGCCTGAACGGGAAAGGATCTACGAACGAATTAAAAAATTTCAGCCAAGTGATCGAGCTAGCTGAGATAATCACGAATGACGTATTCCATAAAAAAGAGAGCTTAGCGGCTCTCTTTTTATTTGTGAGTTTCTAGCAAGTACTTAGCGTACTCTACTGGGCGTTTTATCGCTGCTTCTCGAATGTCTGGGAGTATCTTAAATAAGTTCCTTCCAGGAACTGAATTTACTTCTATCAGGTGAATCTTGCCGTTCTGATCTATCAAAAAGTCCATTCCAACTTCGCCGATCGGTCCGACTTTATTTTCGAGTATAGTGAAAAGTCTCTTAGCGTAGGCTCTTATGGATTCGGCAATAGGACCTTTCATGTCCTGGTTGAATAATGTTTCGAGTATGGAACTCAGCGGAGCTTTTCCGCCGCCTTGGTGCAAGTTTGCAGTTATCCGGTTCGGCGCAGCTGTTCTAGCGGCCATTCCTGTTCTAAGAGGTTTTCCGTCCGATCCTTTTTGGTAAATGACTCTAACGTCAAAGACCGAATTTTGGTACTTGGGTAGAGCTATCTTTTCCTGAACGATGTACCGTCTCGATAAAGTTCGCATTCGTTCGCGTATCGACTTTATCCTATCCTGAAGTTGATCTTCCGAACAGGTGATGGACTTATCCTCGTAAACCAATTCGTAAGATTTTCCGTTCTTAGTCACGCTTATTATTCCCTTTCCACCTGATCCGAACCTGGGTTTAAGAATAGCTTTGGGTCTCTGCTGAAGAAATGGAACCAAGCCTTCGTCAGTGTATTTTTCGGTGTACGGAAGACCCAATTCTCCAAGGTCCTCGTTTACCAAACTCTCGTAAGTTAAGTGCTTGTCCAGAGCTAACTTTCTAAAGTTTGCTGAATTCAAAGGAATGCATCCCAATTCTGCCAAGTACTTTGTGCTGGATTTTCCTTCCATGTACTTTCTAACTCGAAAGCTGCGGTTGTAAAAAACTTTAGGTAGACCGCGCTTTTCCGAGATCCACTGGCCATCCCTAAATTTCCAACCTATCGTTCCGTTTTTTGAAAAATCGGTAAAAACGAAAGCGTCCAGTCCAATCTTTTCGGCTTCTTCCAAAAGCCTTTTGAAATAACCAGTTTGCTCTCCAAATTTTGAGCGTCTGCCCTTATCCCCTAATATCCCAAAGGATCTTTCGATCTGTGGTTGGTTAATGTACTGGTTGAATTCGAATACGTACTGGTTCATCTGATTTATTTATTCGAAAATACTGAGGTGAAACGCGTATGGCTAGGTGAATAAATAACAAAGTCCAAAAATACATGACAAACATGAATGATCTAAACATCAAGAGCTTTGACGAGTTCGTAAAAACCGTGAACGAGTCTACCGACGAAACTGAAAAAGTTCAAGAAAAAGAGGTTTGGAAGATAACTGGAAAAAAGACAGAAGTCCCAGGTGAGGATGCTGTATATTCCAAACTAAAGATAAAAGGCGACGGTAGACGAGCAAATTTTGTAGTTTCGAAACCTGTGGACCCAGATGAGAAAGTGCGCTACGATTTTAAAGTGGTTACTTCGTCAGGTGACGATGACACAGCAAAACAGGAAGCAAAAAATTTAATCGCCAATATGCTCAGCGATCAAGTAGAGCAAAAAAGGTTAACTTCAGACCTGGTCGGTTTCGTAACTTTTCAAAACCAGAATAGACGAACAATTGGTGATTACATAGTCGCTGGCGTTCTATCATTCTACCCAGCAAACTTGTTTTCGAATTTAGAAAAGGTTACCCCGATTTTAACTTTTCCAGTTCCAACTACCGAACAAAAGAAAGAAAACGATCTTCCTATAACTAGTAAAGTAGTTGAATCGGGGGAAGACGAAAAACAAGCATCAAACGCCGTTAAGATCTACGATTATTCGCAGATGAAAGATCTTGGACGGACTGGTACTAACGTTCAGGGTTTTACTACTGCTAGTATTGCGAAAGTATCGCCAGAAAAAGTAGAAGATCCTGGCGAAAGCAAACCGCAGCCAGACGCTAGCACTACTCAAACCACGACTTTACCACCGGCTCAGCCCACGGCAGAACCTTCAAAAACAGAAACTCAATCTTCTTACGAGAATTTGGCCAGAAGCATGACGATCAACCCCAAAGTGCAAGAATTACAATCACGAATCTTATCGAAAGGCGAAACTGATCCGAAAGTAAAGGTTGCAGCAGATTTCATAAGAGCAAAGGGTGGGGCTGACGGAAAGTTCGGAGATGCAACCGGCCGAGCAATTTCTCAGATAGTTAAAGGAAATCCAGAACCACCGACAACTGTCATCGACAAAGCTACATCAGACGCATTGACTACCGCACTTTCTGGAACTACGTATACCCCAGCTCAACCGACATCTCAGGCTCCAGCCGCTAAACCAAAACAACCAGCACAACCTGCTCAAACAGAACAACCAGTCGCTAACGTTCCTGCGCCAAACGGAGCAATCCAAGTAAAGACGCCAGGCGGCAGCACGTTTAACGTTCTAGAAACAAAACTGTTCAATTACTTCAATTACGCAAGAACGGTCGAAACTTTAAAATTTAGGCCGGTCAACGAAGGAAAATTAGAACTTCTAAAATCTGGAGCCCGCGGCGGTCAGTACAAATTTGCATGGGACACTCTCGTTAGAGGAATCGGAACGCAGATCGATTCGGGTGTAACATACGGCACGATAAACACCCAACTTGTTCAGACCGATCCAAAATCTGTTATCCAAGTTAGGTGGTCAATGGACCCTAGCCGAAACGTTTCAATTTACGTAGTTGGAGAATTCACCAGAACTCAAGCAGATGATGCAAAAGCTACCGAAATATGCGAACTCATAGTTGCACAGTTTTCAAACGAAGTTTTCTGGAAGCCAGCTAAGGGTTGGCCAAACGATAACGAACGAACTGCTCAGGAACTGTACAACAACTGGTACACCAAAAATATTCTTCCAAGACTCAGATCGATGAATCAAGCTGACCCGAACGTTACAGCAATCAAGAACGCAGACGTCGACATTAGACGAAGACTGTGGGGTAACACCGGAAACGATACAGCAAGGTGGCAGATTGAAACCTTGGATGGACCTATGAGCTACTCAGTCGACACAGACATCTAATAATCGCTAAATATTACAAAACCGCATCTTTGGTGCGGTTTTTTTATGCCCAAAGAGTTGCTGGTTAGTATAATAACAGCATGAAAAACGAACTTACCAACGTGGCCAATTTCATCGAAGAGATGAAAGCCACATCTTCGACCAACACAAAGAAAGAAATCATTGCAAAGTACGACTCACCGTTTCTCCGGAAGCTTTTCGAGTACGTATATACCCCGTTTAAACAGTACTACGTCACTTCTTCGAGCTTGATAAAACACCCTGAACTTTCAGCAAACGGTCACGATGACTTATTTTCTCTACTTGACGATCTGAGTGCACGCCGCATCACTGGGCATGCTGCAATCTCAGCGGTGAATGGTTTTATTGAAAAGCACAGAGAGTTCGCAGACATCATCTACGACGTCATCGATCGAAACATCAAGACCCGAGCAACCACCTCCCTGATCAACAAAGTTCTTCCTGGAACGGTGCCTACCTTCGAGGTTGCTCTAGCACAGAAGTTCAGGGATCACGTAAAGAAAGTAAAGTTTGAATCAAAACTCTGGTGGGCTAGCCGAAAACTTGACGGCCTTCGCTGTATCGCCATATTTGATGCTGACGGAGAAGTAAGGTTCTTCTCGCGTCAAGGAAAAGAATTTTTCACACTTTCCGTCCTGGCTGAGGACTTGAAGCAGCTGAACCTTCGCAACAAGGTTCTCGATGGCGAAATTTGCATCATGAAAGAGGACGGTTTGGAAGATTTCCAGGGAATTCTAAAGGAAGCACGAATGGACGATCACACGATCGAAAAACCGATGTACCAAGTGTTTGACTTCCTGGAACTCGAAGAGTTCGTCAACGGAGAGGGTCAAGTGACTTTCACCGCTAGGCAGATCATACTGAATGCCCTTTTTGGAATGTACCAACTAAAAAATGCAAAGGTTCTTGAGCAGATTCAAGTCGAAAGCCAGGAACACTTCGACCAACTGGTGAAGGACGCTGAAACTGCCGGTTACGAGGGCATCATGCTCCGCAAGGACGTTGGGTACGAGGGAAAGAGAACTTCCAACTTACTGAAAGTAAAGCAGATGGAAGATGCAGAGTACGTCGTTATCGATTACGAAGTCGGCCCGATGCGACTCATCGAGAACGGAGCCGAGATCGAAGAAGTGATGCTTCGTAACGTGAAGATCCTTCACAAGGGAGATCCAGTTGACGTTGGTTCGGGTTTTTCTATCGAACAAAGACGCCGTTTTTTCCAAAACCCAGAGGAAATTATGAATAAGACTATAACTGTCAACTACTTCGAAGAAACAAAAGACCAACACGGAAAAAATTCGCTTAGGTTTCCAGTATTTAAGGGCATATACGGAGACGACCGCGATATGTAAATATTTCGAAGAGACTTAGGATAAATAAACATAAATTGTATGATTATGAAATATTATGTTTATGTCTATTACGATCCTATTGCAGATACTCCGAGATATGTCGGAAAAGGTACAAAAAATAGAGATACATCGCATTGGTTAAGACGAAAAAATCATAATAATCAATTGTTCAGAGAATTTTTAATATCTCTAGAAACTCAAAATCTTCAGCCGAAAATAAAAAGAATTAAGGAAAATCTTTCTAATTTTGACGCTTTTTTATTAGAAAATCAACTGATTAAAGAGTACGGTAGATTAGATTTTGATAAAAACGGAACATTATTCAATAGATCATTGGGCTTCGAATTTGCCGATCAATCGTATCTTAATTCACAAACAGAAGCCGAAAAATACTTTAATAGTAAACATTTTAATTGCATAGATTTAGCAGATGATGAAATTAAAGAAATCATTCACCTATATGTCGATAAAAAATTTGGAATAGTTAGTATTGCTAAAATGTTTTGTCATGGACCTGACAAAATAAAAAAAGTTTTGACAGATAACAATATTTTGATACGAAATAGGGGCGGGCAAATCGGTACCAACAACGGAATGTATGGAAAAACTCGTGTAAAAAACGATTTTTTTAGAGGAAAATTTCACACAAGTGCCTCCAAATTAAAAATTTCTAATTCTCTTAAAAAACCGGTAACTATAAACGACGTAAAATATTCAAGTATGAAAGAAGCCGCTGACTTTTTGGGTTTCGCTTACTCTACGTTTAAGAGATTAGTAAAAATAGGAAAAATTAAAATTCAAAAAGAATAATGGAACACGTGTTCAAAGGATTGGCCGAAGAGATGGAAATTCCTCTGCACATATTCCTGCCAAAGAACAAAGCGTTCATCGAAGGAAATTTGCCAACTTATCGAACCAATTGGGCAAGAAAGCACGCAAAGAAAGAGTTTCCAAAGCAATGGGAAAAGTTGGAAGTGTTCGAAAAAATGGTCAAGCAGATCGGTCACAGGCGAATCATTCTGGTAGCAAAAGCTGCGTCAGGAAAGGATTTTCTCAGGAACCGGCTAACTGCTAGAAACCTTAAACCTTCGATAAGCATCACAACCAGGCCTCCGAGGCCAGGTGAAGTTGACGGAAAGGACTACATCTTCATCACTGAATCGAAAGCCGAGCAGATGATAGAGAACGATGAGTTCTACGAATACGTGAGGTTCAACACTTGGCTCTACGGAACCACTAAGCAGCAGTTCAATGAGGACGATGTCTTCATCATGACGCCAGCTGGCATATCAAAGATAAAACCCGAAGACCGAAAGAATTGTTTCGTCATCTTTTTGGACATTCCAGAAGAAGTCAGACGAGCACGTCTCTTATCAAGAACTATGCCAGGTGACACAGTCGATCGTAGGATCGCTGCGGATGAAGAAGATTTTCGAAATTTCAAGGATTACGATATGCGGGTAACTAATTCGGATTTTTAACGTACTAATCATAAAAACAACTATATGAGTGCATTTGAATTAACAGGAAACATAGTCGAGATCATGCCGACTCAGACCTTCAACAAGGGCTTCAAAAAAAGAGAATTTGTCATCGAAATTGAAGACGGTAGGTTCACACAAAAGATCCTGTTCCAAGCGGTTCAGGACAAGTGTGACATGCTGGATTCGTTCGGCATTGGAGACACAGTGAAGGTCGCTTTTAGCGTGAAGGGCCGGGAATTCAACGGTAAGTACTACAACGCTTTGGAAGCGTTTAGAGTGTTTGGAGAAAAGAGAGCCGATCACATTGCCGACGAACAAGACATCGACATTCTCGACGATCCTGAACTCTTTCCTGAAAAAGGAAAACGGTCTCCAAGAAAGAGCGAACTCGAAACGGTTCCTATGCTCGAGCAGGAGGATGATTTACCATTTTGAACAGAACGTAAAATGGACATAGGATCCGGGAACGCATACCCAGCCAACGCGCTTAGCAACTTTGCTCCGCACCCTTTCGAATTCGATGGGTGCAGTGCAATTCTATGGAAGGCTTTTTACACAGTTGACTTGTATAAATAACATAAAATTTACAAGTTAATGAATTATTACGTATACGCACTACTCGATCCAACAAAAATTGGGCACTACTCATATTCTACGTTTTCTGTTCAATATCACCCGTTTTACATAGGTAAAGGCTGTAGAAACAGAAGCAATGTCCATTTTCGAAAAAGTATGCTGCGAGCAAATACTCATAAAAATCGAACAATACTCAAACTTCTTAATTTAGGTAAAGAACCAATTGTCTTTTATATACGCGAAAATTTATCGGAAGAGGCTGCGTATAGTTTAGAAAAGAAGTTAATTAGCGAAATTGGATTAGCTTCATTAACTAATGTTTATCCCGGTGGAGCGGGTGCACGAAATAACAAAAATTTTTTTGGTAAAAAACACACAGCTGAAGCTAAGAAAAAAATTCGCGATTCAAAATTAGGTTCAAGTAATCCAATGTATGGTAAAAACTGGAAAAGGTCAGATCTAGGGAAAAGACAATTTAGAGAAAAGATGATAGGGGTAAATCACCCAAATTTCGGAAAAGTACAGACTGACGAAACCAAAAATAAAATTAGCAAAAAACTTAAAGGCGTCAAATTAACTGAGGCAGATAGAGAAAAACGCCGAGTAGGTATGTTAGATGTTTGGAAAAAACGAAAAGAAAAAGGAATAACTATCAAAAATCGTAAAAACTCAATTAAAATATTAGCAATTAATTTAATTACAAATCAAACGATTCTGTTTGATACACAAAAAAACCTCTGTACTTTTTTTGATATAACATATAGAACTTTAAAGAAATGTCTCGACTCAAATAAGACAATTAATGATTTCCAACTAATTAAAAAACAATGATTTGCATTTATCACGGAATAGACTTAGACGGTTGGTGCAGTGCAGCAATAGTCAAGAACAAGTACCCGGACTGCAAGATGGTCCCGTACGACTACGGCCAGCCTGTTCCAGAATTGGAAGAAGGAGAGGATCTGATCCTCGTTGACGTTTCCTTTTCGATGGACACTTTTAGAAAGTTTCTAGCAGAGGGACGCACCATTACCTGGCTAGATCATCACATCTCAGCAATACGAGAATTTGACAAAGAGCTCAGGTACGAAGTTCAAGGAAATAAAAAATTCCTCTTTTCACTGGACCCAAAGAAAGCAGCTTGCGAAATTACTTGGGAATTCATCAACCCTGACCTCGACATTCCACGAGGAGTTCACCTTCTTGGAAGGTACGACTGTTTCGGCCACAAGGGAACGAGCGAGGAGTTTGCAGTCCTAGTGTTTCAGTACGCAGCAAGAGCTCGTTGGAACGGGTGGAAAGAGACTAGCGAAGTTCTTCGTCTAACCAGAGAAGATCTCGTTCAGATGCACAATGCTGGACTTTACATCTACCAGAGCTTGTGTACCGAAGCCAAGCAGTCCTATGCCAAGGGTTTTGTCATCGAATTCGACGGTTACAGGTTCCTTGCAGTTAACAAGGAAAGGTTCAACCCGATCAATTTCGAGATCAATTATCACAAGGACGGCTACGATGGATTTGCCAGCTTTTATTTCGCCGACGGCCATTGGAAATTTTCCCTGTACAACGACAACGGAAAGGTCGACTGTTCGGAAATCTGCAAGCGCCGAGGGGGCGGAGGACACGCTGGAGCAGCAGGATTTGTAACTAAAAACATAAACGACTATGTCCAAACAGGAGTTTAACAAAGTCAGCGAGTACAATCGCTATAGGTTCAACACTAAAGTTCAGCTAAACCATTCAGCTGTTCGTACCCCAGGAGGAGTAGTAACACACCTGATCACCATAAACGACATGGGTGTAACGAACTACTACCGAACGTACGAATGCGTTTCGGGTGACCTGGAAAAGACAGTAAACCTTGCTTACGCTAACGCGTGCGCTTGGGTGGACGACAGAGAACACACGGGAAAGTCTGTAGAACAGATAACCCTTGAAAAAATGGGATTCGAATAGGATTGAAACCTACCAACTAACTGGGATATATAATCAAAATATCTCATGATATGTACGGAATAATTTACATGGCGACAAACTTAATAACTAATAAATCGTACATTGGAAAAACTACAAAGGGCTTAGCTAGGCGAAGAACCGAACATTATTCCTTTGATTCACCAAAAACAATATTTCAATGTGCTATTCAAAAATATGGAAAGAATTCATTTATTTGGAAAATACTAAAAGAATGCGAAGAGCCGAATGATTTGATCGAAATGGAAAAGTTTTTTATTTCGAAATATCAGACAACTAATCGTGAAAAAGGCTATAATATGACAGACGGCGGTGATGGTTTTGCACATGGAGAAAAAAATCCATCTCACAGAATTGAGGTTAAGTTAAAAATATCAAAGTCATTAACTGGAAAAAAATTAAGTGATTCTCATAAAAATAAAATAGCTGATTCTTTGACTGGTTCTAAATTATCTGAGTCTCACAAATTAGCAATAGCTGATGGACTTAAAGGACATAAAGGAACAAAGGGTCACCTAAATCCTATGGCAAAAGAGTGGATTGTTATTTTTCCAGATGGACATGAAGAGAAGATATGTGGGTTAAGGGAATTTTGTAGAAACAATAAACTTAATCAAAAACTTATGCGAAGAACTGCAAACGGAACGGCATTGCATCATAAAAAATTCAAATTAAAAAATGTCTAAAACTAAAGTAGTTCATTGCAAAAAAGAACATTATGATGTTTATATAGGTCGATCTTCTGATCCAGTCAAAGGTAAGTGGGGAAATCCTTTTACCCATTTGAACAATGGAACTCTTGCTAAATTCAAGGTCGCTACTAGAGAAGAAGCGGTTGAAAAGTACGAGGAGTGGATACGCCAGCAACCACAGTTGCTGGCCGACCTTCACGAGCTTGACGGAAAAGTCCTCGGTTGTTGGTGCAAACCTAAATCGTGCCACGGAGATATTTTGGTCAAATTGATAAACGAACAAAAAAATCAACAAACATGATCTGTGAATGGTCATCTCAAAAAGAAGCAGCAATTGCTTTGTCAATAAATCAACGAAATATTTCGTCTGTGTGCAATGGAACTCGGTTAACAGCAGGCGGATATAAGTGGACATTCAAAAATAAAAGTTAAAATATGCGTTTTGTTTCTATAGATATTGAAACCACCTGCTTGGACCCGGAAGTCGGGCAGATTCTACAGATCGGAGCGGTTATAGAGGACACTTTGAACGTGAAGCCTACTTCAGAACTTCCGTCATTTTCGTGCATCATCGACCACCCTACAATTACAGGCAGGCCGTTCGCTCTCAACATGAACAACTGGATCATGAAGATCCTAGCTTCCTTAGAGACAGCATCGAAGGAAGAACGCGCTGAGATCAGAAAAGTAAATCACATCATGGGAGAAGGCCTGGTTGCCAGAGCTTTCTACGAGTGGCTCAGAGGAAACGGCATTCACCCAAGGCCGGATTCAAAGACCGAGCAGGTGAACATAAACGCCGCTGGAAAGAATTTCGCAACGTTCGACAAGCTCTTCCTGGAAAAGCTTCCGAGCTGGTCTAGCTTCATTCAAGTCAACCAGCGCATCCTTGATCCTGGCATCATATTCACGGACTGGAAAGTTGACGAAAAACTTCCTAGCCTTGGAGTCTGCATGAAGAGGGTCGGTGTAGACGGAGAAGTCACTCACGATGCTGTGCAAGATGCAATAGACGTGATTCGTGTGATTCGCAAGGTGACATCAGACTATCAGAACGTTCTGTATCTGAGTCCGAATAGATAACCTTACTATGTCATGTTGTAACGGCGAAAAACCTAAACCTAACCCAACTTTCCTCAGCCGAATCCTAGATAAGGTGTTCGTTTCTGAAGCTGAGAAGAACCGTCGCATGTCAATCTGTCGGACCTGCGATCATTTTAACCCGACGTTCGTTCAGTGCAAGCTGTGCGGGTGTTTTCTTGAAGCAAAAACCCGTCTTCAAGGGTTTCACTGCGCGTTGGACCTTATCGGCGAGCAACCTGCTTGGTGATAAATAACACTGAAGCAGACTTGTGCTTCCTTAACTGGCGAGGAAAATCCCAGCTATGAAAACCGGTACTCCGATGGACAGTGATGTTAACAAACAGGAAAATAAAACGACTGAGCAACCTAGCGAACTGGGCGATGATGATCGGGCTGTTTTTCAACCCGTTTGGATTCGACGCTGTGCAGTATTCTTTGATCCGCCTAACTGGGGATCTCTGGTACGCCAATTTTATTATGTACTGTGTGGCGGCATCGTTTTTTGGGCTTGCCTTCTTCTTTCGCTTTAGGTACAAACGAATCGAAAGAAACCTAAAAATTCAGGAAGAGTTAAATGGGAATAGTTAAAACGTTCGGCAGTTTTGTAAACGAAAGCAATTCAAGGTTTCCACACGAGATAAAATCCGAAAAGTACTGGAGACAGATGGCGTACGGCGATAAATTTCTAAACGACGTGCTGGATACGATAATGAAAAAGCAAAAAGGTTTTGCTTCGGACAGGCAAATGGCACTGCTAAAAAGAAAAGCCAGCGGCGATACTACTCCGTATTCGACCAAAAATTAGAGCCAGCTCTTAGGTACGTCTATCATATTCACTGAGTGTTAATTGCAAGAAGTTTTCTGGTTGTTTTTGAATAAATAAAAACAAAAATCACCATGAAAAAATTATTGTTTTTGGTAGCTTTTGTTCTGCTAGCTATTAGCTGCGAAAAAGAACAAACACCAGAACAGATCTTACCGAAACCTACGCCGGTTTCGCAAATCGAATTAGATGCAGGCTATGCACAGTACGTTCTTCCAAACATTACGCTAACTCAGCTAAAAGCTGGCAACGGCAACGGAAATGGAAACAACCCTAGCGTAGATAACGGCATTAGAATCGTTTGGGATTCAAATCTCAACAACGGAACCTCGCCAGATGGTCCAATTTACTTGGAAGAAGGAGAGAGCATGCAGTTAAGCATCGAATGGTTGGAAGACGAAATCCCAGGAGCAACGGTAAATTGGTACACAAACGATCAACAAGTAGCAAACGTAAATTGGTTGGGCGTGTTATCTGAATCCTGGATAGGTTCTTGGTACCCAAGTTATTCGACAGTAACGGTTATTACGGCAGTCATTTACCGGCCGAAACCTAACTACAACGGGCCACACCCATGGAACGGTTGGCTACAGCCTTACCAGGATAACGTTGTCGTGCAAATCGTTCCGTAATTTTTTACTGGAGAAAAACCGATTGATAGGATCATAGTATATTATCAACCTAAGTTCTTAAACATTTTGCGTTCGGTAGAGGAATCAGGAAGTCATGAGCCTGATTCTAGTGCGTGCCAGAATAACCCGTATTGCAAAAGCGGGTAATGGCTCAAGCTAGGGGGATGCCCCACATGCGATGAAAAAGGCGGCCAAGCGGCCGGCATGAACTGCCTAACCAGCAGAGCTTGAGGTTTCGATCTGATACTAATGGTATCTTGCAAACGACGTACGGGTATACAAGATTCCCGTCTTGTGGCCGAATAATTTTCGTTGCGTGAAATAAGGCACGCAGTTTGTTGTGGTGACACAACAGCGGTTCAGGGAGCAGCTAACCTGCTTTGAGCTGCCCTCGACAGAGGGAACTGATGGTCGTCGTACACACTTGCAGCGCAACATCGAACTGGAGGTAAAACCTAATCCTTCCGTGCGTTCTACTGGACGATATTAAAGCTGGCCACCGTGCCAGCTTTTTTTATGCGACTCGAGCTGCACAAAAAAAGCCGGGATTAACCGGCTCTTTACGTTAGATAGTTGGAAGTTATTCCTCCAAGACGCTCATGATCTTTGATTCCTGGACGCTTTCGATAAAGCACGGAGAAATTCCATGAGAGAAACGCTTTAGCGCTTTGTCTTCTGCATCTCCGACCGATTCAGCATCCACCAAGTGCTGTTCTTTCACTTTCTTGACCTTTCCGTTTTCCTGGTCAACTTCAAACCTGATTTTTACTAAGTAGTACATTGTTCTTCGATTTTGTTTGTTTATTTTACTAGAGCTGTGTCCTAGGTTTCATTTATTTATCCAGACAGCCAGACTAACCTAGAATCTCATAGAAGACCTCTAGACCTCATCCTATTGAGAAGTCACTGTGTAACACATCTTCAGTACGAACACACGCCTGAGCCCTCTAACAAATCGTAAACTTTAATCGACTTTTTAGTACAATTTAAAGATTATGAAAGTTAGAGAAGAATTGATTTACGAACCAAACAAGACACAGGTCATCAGCGATACCCACTTCGGACACGATAACGTTCTGAAGTTTGAAGCGGGGTACCACAATTTTGCAAACATCGAAGATCACGATAAAACTATCGTCACGAATTGGTTTGCAACAGTTTATGATGATAAACCAGTTAACTATGCTTGACTTACTGAAAAAAATAGCCCTGCACAATGAGGGACTTAATAGATCTAGGAAACCAAGTATTCAACATTTTGAAGGATAAGCATGGAGAGATAGAAGAATCTCGAATGCTTTTCTTGTACTTCATCACTCAGAAAAACAGGTGGGACATTTTAGGTTCCAATCATTGGATCATCTTAAATGTAAACGGAATAGTTAAAAATTTTGCTGATCCTGAGATAGATCAGTTGAATCAAGCGTGGTTAGTCTTAAAGGAAAGAGTAGATTACGAATTTCTTGTCAATAAGCTCAATCATCTAAGAAAAGAGTATGATCGCCTTGCACCTAAGGATGGCGACATTTGGGAGTTTGGAGCGAACTCCGAAATATTTAGAGACATTTCTATATGAGCAGATCCATCTTCAATAAGGATTGGGAAGAAGTCGTAAAGACATTAACTTCAGAGCAGCAAGAAGCTCTAAAACAATACGACGAAGCTGTTTTTAAAGCTCAGCAAAAAAACCATTTATCATTTGCTCAACTAAGCTGACTAAAGAATTGCAAAAATTACAAGAACAATCGAATGAATAATTTAGATAAGCAATACTTTGACCTATTAGAAGACATTCTAAGTAACGGAACGCAAAAAGGAGACCGGACTGGCACAGGAAACATTTCAGTGTTTGGTAGAATGATTCGCCACAAAATGAGTGAAGGTTTTCCGCTCATCACAACTAAGAAAGTTTACTTCAAGGGAGTGCTTGTAGAACTCCTGTGGTTTCTAAAGGGCGGAACTAACATCAAGTACATGGTAGACAATGATTGCAACATCTGGGTAGGTGATGCATATAAAAAATTTCAAAGAGTTCAGACCACCATCCTTAAGTTAAAGCCGCCTACTTCTGATGAAGCCCTTGCTAAGTACATTGATTGGTACAAAAACATCAAGACAAAGGAAGACTTCATCAGAAAAATAAAAACTGATGATAGTTTTGCAGAAAAACACGGCGAACTTGGTCCGGTTTATGGAAAGCAGTGGAGAGATTGGGAAGGGAACGTACCATTGAAAATAGATGGTGGCCAAGGTACTAAAACTAGTGAAATATGGAGCGGAAAATTCAATCGAATAAGAATCGACCAGATAAAAGAGCTGATCGAAAAATTAAGAAATAATCCAGAAGATCGTAGAATGATAGTCAATGCATGGAACGTTCATGAAATTCCAACAATGACTTTACCGCCGTGCCACTACTCGTTCCAAGTTTATGTAAGACCATTAAGTTTAGAAGAAAGACGAGAAATCTGGAATAAAAAGGTTGCCAGGTTGCAGTACATGTTATATTGGTTTACTCCAAAAACAGAAGATGATGCTTTTGACAAACAAAAAATTCCAAGATATGAAATTTCACTGATGTTCAACCTTCGCAGCAGCGATGTTCCATTAGGTTTGCCTTTCAACTTAGCATCGTACGGTCTTCTTCTTGAGATCTTAGCGAAACACGTGAACATGGTTCCTGGAGAACTGATAGCATCGATCGGAGATACTCACATCTACTTGAACCAAGTGCCAATGATCAAGGAACAGCTGGAAAGAGAATCCTTTCCGTTGCCAACCATAAAGATAGCAGATCGTCCAATTAGTGATATTTCTGAATATGAAATTGAAGATTTTGAGTTAGTTGGCTACCAATCTCAGTCGGCAATAAAAATACCTCTTTCTAATTAGGCGGTAGGAATTGGTGGTGGGTTGATAATTCCACTAGCTAGGACACGTTTTACACCATCACCTGTTCCCCAAGTTTGAAGATCTGGGCAATCTGCTAATTGATGAGCAGTCACTGAATCATCCCTAAGAAGAGCTAACAATCTAGCGTAGTGCGGAAGTTTTAGAGTAGCAACCGTTGCTGCTAATCCGGCCGCTGGATTTGGATATTCCTTAACTCCAGCCGAATTGTAATTTCTAATTCCTTTAACTTTCAAATTTTTGGTAGTGTTGAATGGATTGTAGTCAGCTTGGCCTCCTTCCGCTTGACGCCATGCTTTTAAGAACTTCATTTTTTCTGGAGTTTCGTTAGCACCAAGCATTCTAAGAATTGCTCTGTAGAAATTATCATCGTTAACAGATCCACCTACCACCACTTCTGCTCCACTGGTAGTAGCGTACTTCGAAAGTTCTTCCTGTCCGAAACCTTTGTTTTTTAAGTTAACAATCAGTCGCCTGACTAAATCGCCATCGATCAATGATATTCTAGGAGAACTAGCAGGTTCTTCAGCTGACTGTTTTGCTGCTGACAGACTTGATTTATGTTCCCAATGCCAAGGTTCTCTTGGTATGCTGGTAAACCCGTACTTCTTAGCATTAGCATTCATCCAAGCTTGAGCTTTAGCATCCAACTTTAAGTCCACGGCTGCACCCCAACCATGGTTAGAAGTTCCAGGAACAGCAGCGTATCCACCTTGGTTGTATAGGCCCTTTTCCTTTGCCACTTGAACTTGTTGATCATAATTTCGGTAAGAGTCTGTGATCTGCCATGTTACACCATCTTTGGCTGCAGCTTTAACCATTCTTTCGTAATCTTTTTCTGCTTCTTTGTTAAGTCTGTGATGGGTTTCGCCGTGTCCTGGAATAGAAATAGTTTCGAGATCGTTTGCGGCAAGCCTACCGTTTTGAGCTTCGTCCAGCATCTCGGAAAAACTCTCAAAATTTATCAGAGCTTCGTCTGCTGGCTGGTTCGATTTAGTAGCAGCGTTAAAATTAGCGATAGCGTTTGCAGTTTCTGGGCCAAAGTAACCGTCAACTCCGTGCTTTGGCATCTTAAAACCTAGAAAATCTAACCCAATTTGGATCTTTTTGACGAGATCCGAGTACTGCATGTTGCCCTTTGACTGAACGGTAATAGTTTTTCCGGAGTTTGCAAAATCCTCGAGCTCAGAATAGAATTCCTTATCGTCGGCCGAGAGGCCTTTGGTTTCGTCCTTCTTTCCTCTTAGCCAATCCCAAAAACCGCCCTCGTTCATCTGCTTTTCAAAATCGTCGAAGTTCTTTACCATGTAAACTATTTCCTTATTTTTTGTACTAGAGTACAGCTAATAAATTATTTATTTAAATGAGCGAGAAAATAAAAAGAGTCACGATAGACGGGTTTAGGTACTACAAGGTAACCGATGGATTGGACTTGATAGGCGTGTTTCCTAGCGTGACTACTGTGTTGGGAGAAACTGGAGACAAGGAATGGCTTGCTCAGTGGAAAGATAGAGTAGGTCACAGCAAAGCTAACGAAATAAGTTCGGATGCTACCAAGAGAGGAACCGTCATGCACCGTCTGTGCGAAATTTACTTGAACCTTCCTCAATCGCTTTCAAGTCACGATAAACTGAACGAAACTCTAGCTCTTTCGAGGTTGGACGATGAGATCGACAAGTTCGACAACAGAGCAAAGATAGTCGGCGGTGCACTTTTTTACAATTACATAAGAGCTGGCGTTTTCAACGATATTCAAAAAGTTATCGCTCAGGAAAAATTTCTGTGGACAGCTAGGGACGGCGGTTTCGCTGGAACGCTAGATAATCTATCTCTTCTTACCAACAACGAACACGCTGTCATAGATTTCAAAACGGCAAAAAAGCCAAAGGACGAAGCATGGATAAAAGATTACAAGCTGCAAGTCGCGGCATACGTCATAGCTGCATGGGATAGGCTTCAGATAAAATCAACGTCTTGCCGAATTCTCATATCGAACGAAGTGTCGCATATCCCACAAACGTTCACGCTAAACGAACGAGACATCCGGGATAATTACCTTCTGTTTAGAGCAAGGTTAGCTAAATTCTACGAGATGCACCCTCCTAAATCACTTGAGGAGCTCCGAGCTTTCTAAGAAGGTCTAACCTAACCGACACGCTTCTTCCAGCATAACCGTAAACGTTCAAGTAGATGAACTGCTGCCTTGACGAATTTACAGCGCCGTACTGGCTTTTGGCAATAACGCCGTAAACGTTCTGGTGACCGGCAATGTAAAAGTGGTCCTGTGCACGCGCTCCAATCTTGTCAGCAGTCGTAACTTCTGACAACGGGTAAGCGGTCAAGTTTAAACCAGTGTATGGAGGCTGAATAGTTTCACCGGAAACAGCATTGGTCAACCTAGCTGTTCCGTTTCGTAAGTCTTCGATTGAAGCATTTCTAGGTCTCCTCATCGGCCCTGTCCAAGCGATGTAAACTGGAATAGCCCAGCTCTGTCTCATCAATTCTCTCTGAGGAGGTCCAAGCACTATAAACGGCATCGAATAGTAAAAAGTTCGATCCCTGAACGATTTTAGAAGAGTTCGGTAATTTTCAACGTTTGGTCTGTTCAGCAAAGCGTCCTTTATGCTGCTAGCCGAAGATGGAGCAAAGCCGAACGTTCTCAGGTCGTTTGCTCTATCGACGTTCTGAGCAGTCTGATCCTGAGCGCGCTTTTGGCTGGCTGCACTAATTTCTTCCTGTCTTCTAGCAGCAGTTTCCGGAGACAGCTTATCCTCGATGTACTCTTTCTCTTCTCTGCTCAAGTTGACGTTGTCCAGGTCTGGAATTTCGTTCAGGTTTACTTTGACCCAAGCAGATTTGTCCCTAGTAGTTCGGTTGTCCCTAGCCTGAAGAGGGTCAATCTCGTTGTTCTGAACTCGGATCATTTCTTTGATGTTGAGAGCGTAATACTGTCCGTCTCTGTAAGTTGCAACTTCGCGAATAGGAAGCGGCTCGTAATCTGGTCGGTACAGGTAGTCTTTGACGACTATAAAATCGCCAACGTCCCAATCTGCATCAGGATCTGCACCGAACCTTGAAATTCTAGCGATCAACCTTTTTCTTATCAATCTTTCTTCCCTAGCTGCTCTTTCTCTAGCTTCTTCAGCCTCTCTAGCTGCTCTTTCTCTAGCTTCTTCAGCCTCTCTAGCTGCTCTTTCCCTAGCAGCAATCTCTGCTCTAGCACTCGATTCTCTAATGGAATTGTACTTTTCTTCCGTTATTCTGCCTTCCCTTACCAAAGACCTAAGGTATCGATCGCTGAGCGTAGATAAAAATTCTTCAGGAAGCTGCTGAAATAATTCATCGTCCATGTCAAATTGTTCTGGGTCTGTTCTAGTGACATGGATTACATCTTTTATGAACCTCATAGCTACACTGAGCTTGGTGTTTTGATCCAAATTTTTGTCCAAAGCCATCCAATTGCTAGGACCGACGATTGCGTGAACATCTTCTTCTGTTAAGTTTCCATTAGCATCCTTTTTCGCTTCTAGCATCGATGCCCATACGTTATCCTTTTCCATAGTTCCACTACGGTTAGAAGATATGTAGCCGACGGTTCTCACAAGAGCACGATACAGTTTTGCTCCAAGCTTAATTCCGCGTAAACCGATAGGAATACCATCGTTAGGAAAGTGGCTTCTCTGGTAAGAGTCAGGAGCATCTGTTTTCATGTAGATTGCATCAGAATCGTTTGGATAAACATCTTTCCATCTTCCTACGACTTTAAGCAAGCGTCTCTCGTTATCGCGTTTCATCTCCTCCATGACTTGAGCGATTTCTGGGTTGTTGAACCTAGGGTAGTACTTCCTCTCTCCGCCGGATCTCTCCATTGTGATGTCGGAACTTCTTGTCGCTTTTAGCAGGGCAAGTAACCGTCCTAACTTTTGAGTAAATTGACGAACTTCAGCTAATTCGCTACCGGTTAACCTAGCAACGCTAGGAACACCCATTTCAGTGATTTCAGCAGATTCATTCACCAAATCTATGAACGATTTGATCATTGAGTTTTACCTTTTTCTTTATTTATTCGGCAAGTCTGTAGCAACCGGAGCTATAAATATTTACATGCAGAAGGTAACTATAAAAAAGGAAGGAATTTTCTTCTCGTTTTGGGACGAGCAAACCACTTCGTGGATAGATCGAAACATCTTGGACTCAGATTTTCCAATCTCTCACTATCTCCCGTACAGCACCAGAGTGGAAGGAGAAATCACAGTAAGGGATTTACTAAAGCACCTTTCGCACTTTAGAACGCAGATCCAACCGATCTTTGCCAACGCACTATCAGGAATAACTTGCGATCAGATGGCGGACCTCATAGAGTCTCCAAAGAAACCGAACTCAAACGTTCCAATGAACGTGATCTACTTATTCAAAATGGGAGAAGTTATTCCGGTAAAGGACGAAGAGATCGATTACCTTAGCACGTATTCGGTTCTGATGGGCTTGTTTGTGGAGGAAAACGTTGAGGAAGACAAAGTTTACCACCTATCTGCATTCGACGTCAGAGATTGGGTTGACCTGCCGTTCGCTATCGACAACTTTATGGAGTACACAGACGTAGAGACCGAGGAAGTCCTTCTAAACGGCCTGATCGATTGGAAATTTTTCGAGGTCATTCACTCCGTTCTCAGCCAAATAACGTTAACCTTTCAGGTCATGCAGATGACGTCAACCGTTGACTTAAAGAAATTAGAAAGTGGGCCTATGCTGATAGGCGAACTGTTTGTGTGGATCGACGAATTAGACAGAATATTCGCAAGTTAATTAAGTCGGGTAAGAAGTTCTACCTGCGTCAGGCGGAGGTGGTGTAGGTTCAGGGTCCTGTCCATTTTGATCTTCTTGAGGTCGACCGCCGTTGTATTGAGGTTGATCGTAACCGTTATCGTACCCCTGATCGTAACCGTAACCGTTATCGTACCCCTGATCGTAACCGTAACCGTTTCCGTATCTAGGATCGTAATCTCCGAACCGTTTTTGTCTCTGTATCTGCCACGTGATGTACCCGCCGACTGCAAACTCAAGAGATGCCCACATGATGAAATCGTACATAGTGAGATCCTGGTACTTAAAGATTAGAAAAAGAATCATTCCCAACTGACCGACGATGAAAGAAAAACCTGACTCCATTCTCTTCTTTGAAAAATAGGACGGCTGACTCGAATAAAGTTTTCCTATCTCGCGAATGAACCATTTGGTGTTGTTCCAACCAAAGAACCAATCGTTTCGCCCTCTAGGCGGCGGAGTTGGCCGAGGTCTGGGTCTCGGGTTATGGTTGGGTTTTCTATTACGGTTCGGAGTCATTGCTCTCTGATACGTTGTATTTTTTCATCGGTGCTGACCGCTGGTCAGTTAGATCTCGCCACAGGTCTCTAACATCCGGTTGTCCCAGAGCCCCAGTCTGAACCATTGTGTAAAATTCGTTGTCCGAATTTTGCATCATGTTGAACCACGCTTCGAGGCTTGGTTTTTTGTCCAGCTCTTTAACTCTGACCTTTAACCGTCTAAACCTTGGGAAAAGTTCGTACTCGTAACGAGTTCCCTTGTAACGGCGGTTCGAGTCCAAGTCCGAAAGGTTTCTTAAGGGTCTAGCGTTTTCGCTAACCCATTGATCGAATGTTAAAATGTCCATGCTACTGTTATTTATTCTGAGAAGCGGATAAATAAAGAAAAAGATTCTAGCCACATGCCTATTCAAATGTATGAGGAATGGTTGAAAGAGTCGGAAAAAGTCGACCCTCAAGCTACTCCAGCCGCTAGCCCAACTACTCCACCGGCGCCTAGCGCAGATGTTCCGCCAGCCGGAGACATTCCGCTAGAAGTTTCTCCAGAGGGTTCAACAGAACCAACGTCCGATTCAACCAGCGAACCTGCTTCCGAACAGGAAGAGTTCGAACAGATAGACACGACGAGGAGAGACGCGATAAAAGCGTTCAAAGACAAGCAAAAAGAGTACATGGAAATCCCAATCGAAATTAGGAACAGTCCTACAACAGATGAGGATAAGACCAAAGTTGAAAGCTTGAAAGCTGAACTACAGACTCTGAACACAGCAATGAAAGATGCTGTTGCTGCTTACGATGCTTTTAACGATAAGATGCTCGGCGCCTCTTCCGATGCAAACGAAGAGCCGTAAAATAATCACGCAAATTCATGAAACAGTTTGTTCTCGGTTTCGGACAGTTCGTTAACGAGATGTTCGACCAAAATGAGAGCCTGGAAAAGAAATCTTCGTGCTGCGGAGCTGCAGTATTAGAAGACGGCAGTTGCTCTGAGTGCGGTTCGTTCGAACCTAAAGACACCGAAGAGTTAGAGGTTAACGAAAAGGAAGAAAAAACCAGAAAAGAAGTCTTAAAAGCGGCTGGCAAAAAATTTCCGAACGTTTCTAAGTCCGGAGCAAAGGCTGGACTCAGCAAGATGAAGGGCAAAGACTTCAAAGAAAAAGTAAAAAAGAATTTCGGGTGGGCCGAAAATCCAGAGGCAGCAGCCGCTGCCTACATACGCAAAGCTACGGGCAAAGAGCCTAGAGACGTGTAAAAAAACGCTAAACAGCATGAAACAGTTTATTTTAGATTTTAAGGGATTCGTCAACGAAAATTTCGATCCGGAAAACGAACCTATCGTTTCTGGAGAAGGTGGAGTTGAAACTGCCGAACTTCCAAAGGAAGTCAGAAACATCGCAGCTTCCATAATCAACGGAAATTTTGAAGGTCACAAGATCATCGGAGTTGAAGGTGATACGATACGCGTGAAAACTTCGAAACAGGATTTCAAGTATGCACCGGACGTTCTCACATTAAGAGACATGGGCTTCGAAACTTGGAGCAGTAAACCGTACGATGTGAAGTTGGAACTCGACGATGCTGACCCAGCAACCGGAGAACTTTCGTACTTCATAGAGTTCACGCCAAAAGCAGCAAGGAGAGCAAAGGTTGAAACCGGAGAGGATGACAACGAGGTAGAGGACGAATACACAGAGCCTAGCGAGTTCGAAGACCTACCAGAAACTCCAGAAGAAGATACTGATGGTATAGTTAATAGAGTTGATAACTTGTTCAGGGATGAGGCTGACATTTTGCCAATGGAAGATGAAGAAGATGAACTTTATGAAGGTCGTAAGAAAGCTCAGACTGGCGGATTTCCAAAGCTGAAGATCAAGCAAGCGCCTAAGAAGGACAACCCTAACCTTAACATACCTAAGGTCAAAGGAAAGGGATTTAAGCCGGAAACCAAGCCTGACCTCATGAAGAAAGACCCAAAAAAGATGGTCGAGGTTGAAAAAGAAAAGAAAGAACCTCCTATCAAAAAGTAAATCAATCACTTAAAAAGCCGGCTAGTCCGGCTTTTTTTGTTAAAGATTGGTACATTATCTAAAAACACAGACATGAAAAGAGCAATCCTAGCAGCGGTTTTTACTATACTATCGATTGCCGCTATTTCTCAGACCATCGAGCAAGCGTTCGTTGACAAGCTCAACGAAGTAAGAAAAGAAAGGAACCTTCCAGCTTTTGTAAGAGCAAGCGAATTCGATTCAGCAGCAAAAGCCCAATCTACGTGGATGATCAAAACTGTCACGCTAAGTCACCAACAGGCCGTTCAAGTACCTGGAATGAAATTGTTAGCTTACCCATGGGACAGAGGTCGCGAGTACGGAGCTGACGTTCTTTCCGAAAATTTGATCTTGGCTGTGCAATACAAAAACAACGGAATGATTGATTCTCTGTCAGTTGGGAATTCGATATTCCAAGTGTGGCACGATTCAAAGAGTCACTTACAGAACATGATGGTAAATTACGGGTCAGCTGTCGTGCCCACCATCGGCATAGCAATCACTGAATTTCCGGGGAGTAACAGCTGCTCGGTTGTCGCAGTGTTTGGAGTTAGACCGTGCCTTTCTGAGCTAGCAAGCTCGGAGCATTTTCCGAACAAGTAGTTGATATTGAAAACCTAGTAGCTTCCAGAGGAGAAAATACTCTGATCTTAAAGGAATCGTTTTCCCAACCTTTCGTAACAGTAACTGAGTACACTCCTTCTTCTGCTCTTTGGTACTGACCTTTCACCACGTTCCACGTACCGTCCTGATTTATTGCATTTGGCTGCAACTCTCTTACTGTCTTAGCACTGCCAAGAGTCCTCAGTTCAGAGTTTATCCTTTCCTCAAGGTCCGGAATAGCGGATAGCTTAGAAGCTAAGGTTGCTGATCCCTGAAAAGCGCTCAGGAACTCAACGCCCTTGTACTTCACGTAAAACATGTCAGGTATGTGAAGAGAATTAAAAGAAAGAGTTATTGTGTTTCCGGCGGGTATCGTAAGTACCAAGTCAGCAGAGTAACCGGCGTAATTGTTTTCAGCAGTTCCCATCTTTCCGTTAAACAGACGATCCCTCAGACCGCACGGAACTTTTATGGCCTCAGGAATTGGAGTTCCGGTCTGGACCAACTTCATCGATATGTACTGCCACTGCTTTCTTTCTTCCGGCGTGTTTCCTGCACCCTGGTTAGGTTTTAGAACCTTTTTGAACTCTACTTTAGTCAGCAGTCCCTGTGGAGTAGTCTTTAGAGACTCCGCTAAGATGTTAGTTATCAACTTTTCCATGGTAGCTAACCTAGCTTCGCACAGCAGAGCGTTTCCGCTTGGATCGTTCTGTCCTTGCCCTGTGTAACCCTCACTTTGCAACTTTTGAACGAGCTGAGGCGTCAACCTCAGAGTTGAGGTGGATGCGGTGAGTTCTATGATGGTCTTGCCGTTCATGTACTTTGGAATTAGAAGCTCAGCGAGAACTGGTTTGAGATCAGTCTTCAAAATTTCTATCTGATTAGGTGGGATTTCTGACTCCAGGTACCTACCACTTTCAAAGTTGAAGGCAAACTTTACTTCTTGGTTTAAGCCCACCTGAGAGGCCTCAGACACCTCAGAGAACAGCGATTCGAACAGCTTGGCATATTTGGTTTTCATGCGAAACAAAAATGGGCGATTTTTGTTATTTATCGCCCATTAAACCAATAATGACGGAACTTATAGCCCTAACAGTTTCTTTGTGCGGTAGCTTGCAGTATAGGTCGGTGGAATCATCAACTGCGTATTGTTCACAAAAGAATCCCATACCGTCATCCCAGCATTGTTAGGAATCTCGAGCATCTTGTAAACGTATCCGGAAACAGTAGGCATAGCTAGCCAGTAATCGCTCATCACCGGAATAACTTTCCACGCTCCATCTTGCAGTATTTCCCAATGGTACAAAAATTCAGGCGGTATGGTTTCTGCCGTCCACCTTTTACTTTCGTCCCACACGCTCGTTGCAGTCTCTCTCGTCATCCATGGTTTCCAAGGTGATGAGTAGTATGCTTGTTGCAGAGCAGTATCAGCGATCAACGTTGGAATAATCGAAGTATTTGTCGGTAAACCTGGGAATATGTACTTTCCAAAAAGTTTGAATGTTGCTTTTAAGATGTTTTCGTACTCGAGCAACTTGGCTTCCCTTACCGGATTTAGGTCCTCGTAATCTGGGTTCTTTATGACTTTGGTGTAAGGATCGCTCTCCTTCTTCCATTCCGTGAATCCGTAGTACGACCCAGCTAACGCGTAAACCAGAGGCATCGCATTTGTGTACATGTAAGTGTTCTTAACTGAATCCACCAACTTCCTCAGAATGTATAGAACCGTATCATCAGTTGGAACCTCTACATCAAAGGACACAAAGTTACTCACAGTTATGAACTCTGGAATCAATTTCGGTATCAGAGGAAGAGTATCGCTGAATACCTTATCCCCATTAATTCCCCATTTTGGAATCATCAGTTCGTTGTACGCTTCTGCTTGAGTGAAGAAGCCACCACCTGGTTTCGGCAAAGTCAGTCTGAACGGAGACAGTGGCGTTTTTAAAGGATAGTATTTTGTTGACCCGTAAACCGGGTCCATGCTTCCGTCAGACGTTCCGTACCCTTTCGAGATAGAAGTTGACATATTGACGACTCTTTTGTACCTTACTTGAGTGATGTTACTATCGTTTCCATCGTAGTAAAGAGAGCCCACTTGTCTTGGTGTTCCCATAAAAATTAAAATATTTTTTGAAAGGCTATCTAAAGTAACACAACGACCGTAGCCAATGCAGGTCGTCAGCTTTTCAAAAGTTAAGCATGTGAATCGTGTGAACTTAGCCGTTCAGCAACAGCCATTCAGCCAGAGTTACTTCCTCTGTGTCCTTTTTGTTGATGTCGTCTACTAGCGTGCTGTAAGACGGTCCGTCTTCTACCCAATCTGTTGAGTAATCCTCCTCCGTGAAGTGCTTGTCCATAAGCTCTTCGTGTATCTTTTTCAGAGCGTCAAGGTGAACTTTTACAAGAGGGTTGGAGTTGAATTCGCTAAGAAATTCGTAAAACCTATCCACCACTGGATCCTTTTCTATGACTCCTACCTTCTGGAGTTCCTTCCTCTCATCGTCTGAAAAATCCTCACCCTCGCCAACGAAACTCTCGAACGTTTTGACGATCTTAGGGTTAGAACCGAACCCGCATATCGGGCACGGTACGGTTGGGTGGGTGTGAACCGCCATGAGTGATTAACTTTTGGTTATTTATTTCCGAACGAGTCTACTCTTATCCCTGAGTTGCGATCGATGTAGATCCATTGCATGTCAACGATCCTGAACTTGTTGAGATGGTCGAAGACAGTTTCCTTTGAAAATTCCTTGCACGAGTAGATGTCAAACTGCACAAGTGACGGGTGTTCGTGATCCCAAACGTGTATGGAGGCATGGGAAGTTGCTAGAGTTATCGTACCTGTAACTCCCTCGTTTCCGGGTTCGCTTACGTACACTGAGGTTGGCCCGGCGACGACTTGCATGCCGACCAGGCTGACGAGCTCTGTGAGCCAGTCATTGAGTTCTTTTTCTGAGGTTGGAGGGTGCTCTACGTGAGCCCGAGTAATGAGGTGGAGGTGATTGGGTACGAACATTTCGGCTTGGTTTAAGCGTATTTATAGACTGTTCGAACACCTATTTTACGGTTAGTTTGTGTACACGGTAACACCCATTCCGGTGAGAGTAGCGACTGCTGAGTCCGACGCACTTGTTCGAGCAGCGTTCGAACCCCTAAGGTCTATAAATTTCTCTCCCGTCCACGTAGTTGCAGCTAGGTCGATGAGTATGCTGTTCACTTCCGTCGCGCTGAGACCGTAAGTTGCAGGCGGAGTCACTTGGAAGTACCTCATCCCTGCCGGCCAGGAGGCTGATGAGTAAACGTAGTTAGCTGAGATGTTGTCGAGTTTCAGGAACCTCAGGTTGGTCTCACTAGCTATGTCACCGCCTCCGAACCCGGTCGCTGGGCCGGTCAGGACTAACCGTTCCAAGCTGGAAGGAAGTGACGCGCTGAACGTTCCGGTCACGTTGTTGCCGCAGTTCGTTATTTCCAAGTCAAGTATTCCGTCCGGTAGGTTAGCTAAGTTGCCGGTCACCGAAGTGCTGAGGTTCACCAGTCGAACGTACTGTGAACCGGTCGGCAGGTTGTTGATGGAACCTGCTATCCCTGATTGGTCGATAAGGTAGAGTATCGATATTGAGTCGGACAGGTTGTCGATCGAACCTGTTATGTTTCCGTTAGAGTCCAGTTGCAGTTGCGTGATCGATGGGTAGTTGGTAGCAAGGTTGTCTATCGTTCCAGTGATGTTGGACAAGCCTTCGAGGGCTAGGACGGTGAACGACGAGGAAGCGAAATCGTTGATGGTTCCGGTCAGGTTGGCATTGGTCCCGCTGAGGAGCCTAAGGTAGTTCAGAGAGGACGGAAAGTTGGAGATGGTTCCGGTCAAGCCGGAGTAGAGAGTTCCGGCCATCACTTCCAAGTGAGATAGGGTCGACGGTAAGTTCGAGGCCGCTCCGGCCAGAGCCCAAGCATTGTACATCTGCAGGTAAGTCACAGAGCTGCTGGCAAGAGCTGTCGTGTTGAACGAGACTGGGACGGTGTGTGCACGTATCGTTAGAAGGTCGTTGGTGTCAGTGTAGAACAGGCCCTCGTACGGAAATCCTTCCGGGCTGGCCGTGTCGTAGGTGTGCTGCATCGTGATGGCCGACCCGGTCATGGTGTACGTGTTTGACGAGCTGTCGCCCCAGTCCACGTCTATGACGGCACCGGCCGTGCCAGCGATCGCGAAACCCTGAGGTGGTGATGTCGGAAAGCTGTAGTTGTCGGAGGGCGCATCGACGAAGAAGGCAATGTTCGGTCCTCCGCCAGGAGTCTCAGGCAGCAGCAGGACCTGGTTGGCCGGGCTAGGGTCGACCGTGTCCATCTCCACCCGTGCTGTCGGTTTCGTAGCTCTAACTACGACTCTTGCGTGTGCCATGTTCTAACGTTTCGTTTCTTTCCTTTATCTATTCGCGCCGCCCGAGTGTGGGGTAAGCTAGCGGGTGCACAGCACCGCAACCCAAAACCGGGGCTCGGCCGGGCAGTAAAAGACCCAAAATTAAAAACCGAATGCCGAACAACAAAGAAAAGTTAAAGGAGCTCGAAAAGTTCGCCGAAGCTCTGGCCAAGGACGTGGCTTCGAAGGACCTCGACAAGCCCAAGAGCGACACCATACTGGTCCTCTACCTGTCGACCGCTAACATGTCACCGAGCAAGGTGCCGATCCTAGCTAGGTCAGCGGCAGAGGGCCTTCGCCAAGCCATCCCGGACGCCAGGCTGGTCGTCGTACCGACCCAAAGCCAGGAGACCCGGCTGGAGTGCATCAACCCACGCCTCGCTAAGCCCGAAGAGGAGCAGCAGGTCCTCGACCTCATAGAAAAAGTCGACCGGGATTTCCAAGAGTTCCTCAAAGCGGTAAGTTTGCCAAAAGAAGAAAAAAGTGAAGCACCTCAGGAGAATCCTTCTTAGAGTCCTCTACTGGGTTCAAGCCCTAGCTTTCCTGCCAGCACAGCTGGCCCTGCTAGTCTCTCTGGCCTGGGCACCGTACTGGCTGCTCACCGGAAGGAACGTGTTCAGCGATTACACGAACTGGCAGCCCCTATCGTTCAAGGGCTTGGTGCCGACCAACGGTGAGCTCGACAGGGTCGGCAAGGTCAAGCACCAAAGGGACAGGAAAGGCCGACGCATGCACACCACCTTCGGAACAGGGCACGATTCGGCTTTCGGGTCCGGAGACAGGAGCCTGTGGGACCGCCTGGACGACTGAAAGATTGACCCAACAAACCAAACACAGATAATATGAAGATCTACAAGAACGCAGCCGATGACGTAGCTCTGAAGCTGACCGAACCCATGCGGGAAGAGAAGAAAGCTCGGGAAGCTGAGCTTGCCGACCTGCTAAAAAGCGCAGTCCTGGGAGCCATGCCGTCAAAGCTGAGGGAAGCTAACTCCGCTTGGCCGAACGCTCTTCAGAAGGAATCATCGTACGCCGCGACGATAAAGAAGGACGGGTCGACCAGCCGGGTCTACGTCTACCTGAAACAGTGCCCAGCTCCGTCAACCTTCGGAAAGACCATGGAGCAAGTGATAGCCGAGTCCGGCAAAGCCGAACAGGTCCAGGAACTAGCCGAGAAGGTGGTGGACCTTGACACCAGAGCCAGCCAGCTCAGGAAGAAGATGGCTTGCACCATCGAAGCGATAGGAACCAGTGCCAAGCTCCGGATGGAGTTCCCGGAAGCTTACGAGGTCCTGGTCCAGCAGGTTGGCGACAAAGCAAAGTCAGCTAGCGAGAAGGCCAAGGAGAAGCAGTGCGATACCGTGGAGAACATCAGAGCCGAGCTGCAGTCAGCCAAGAAATAAATAGGGTAAACAGACCCAAACGATTGAAAAACCGAAACTTCTTCACCAACCTTTGCCGGATAAACGCTAGGCGGTTGATCAGCGCTGTAGCAGCTCTGGCGATAGCAGCATACCTCCTAAGCAAGGGACTTAACCCGCTGGAAGTCTTCGTAGCCGAGTTCGCTCCAGCTTTCCTAATCTTCCTTGACTGGTACCTGACCGACTGTAAGAAAAAGCAGTAGGGACTGACCCCCAGCCCGGGGAGAATTCTCAACCCAGAAAAACGTCACGTTTAGAAACGCGAAAACTTAGACCGGCCCCAACAGGGGCCGGGCCTGTCTTAACGGAGAAAAAGGTACCGGGAACCCTCCTGGACCTGGGGGAATCCGAGAAAAGTCGAAGAGACCTCGTAGCCTAGGGAATCCGAAAAAAGCTGGGGAAAAGCTCCCCAGGTCTTGGGGATTTGGGAAAAAAACAAAAGTGCACTTGCCAGCCTCCCGGTACATCTTTTTACCAGTGCATATAAGGCCCCCGGGGCACCTCCTGGAGTCACCCCGGGGCACCTCCTGGAGTGACCCCGGGGCACCTCCTGGAGTCACCTGGCAGGCCTTCCTGGAGTGAGCCTGGCGGCTAGCCGGGCAACCTCCCGGAGTAGGCACCCGCCTGGCGGGCTTAGGTGCCGTCTTCCACGAGGCCAGCGTACGGCGAGACCGACGTAGCGTACGGGTCCAGGCTCTTGGCCGGCTTGAGGATCCCGAGCTTGCGCATGGCACGGTGCTTGAGGATAAGGAGCTTGAGCTTCATGGCTTCTGCAATTTGGTTAAGTAAATATAAGAACTTTCCGCGACAGGAAAAAATCCTGGCCCTACTTTATCAGGTCGGTAAAAGTGCGGCCTTCTTTGATCGGTTTGCCGTACTCGGGCCAGCGGTAGAGCTCGGCCTTGCCTGTGTGTCCGGATTTTGGAATGATGACCCAGTAGTTGACGCCGTCGTCCTTCATCTCGGTTATGCGGATGTCATCGTAAAGTGGGCCGTGAAACGGGCAGTTGTTCTTGAACCAAGCATAGTGCTTGGTAAGGTCCAACTCTGGGTGTGCTTTAACGAACCTGGCCAGCATGCGCATCAGCTTCCTGCTTTTGGCTTCGAGAGCGGAATCCTTGCAGAACCAGTCGTAAAAGTTCCAATATCCGTCGGACCCTGTCCGGCCGTCTGACGCGAGTATCGTGCCGTTCTTGAAAGCTTCGAGCTGGTCCTTGAGAGTTACTCTGTGTTCGTCCATGACTGTAAGTTTTTTTGGTTTGATAAGGTAAAAGTAACCAAACCTACTGAAAGGAAAAAATCCTGCCCACTTTCTTCCGTGCGCGCAGCCGCGTCAACGTGTACCCGCGCCGCCTGCCTTAAGCTAAAGCTTAAGGGCAGGCCAAGGTTACTGAAGTAGAACCTTTGGTTGGCGCCATTGCTGGCGCCAACTGCTGAGGAACTGGTTGGACTGGTTGGACGGGCCCTTCGGTACTCGTGCGAGAGACGGGCAGTTGTTAAAGTAGTAGTAACGTTGTTGTAACGTTGTTGCGACAATTGAAAACTTGTTGGCCTCGGTCGGTAATAAATAACAAGGACCGACAACTCCGCCATAGAGCGGCCTAACTAATTGAAACCTAACTACCTATGAGAGAACCAGTCGAGAGCATGAAGGAACGAGTACTGACGGGCCTATCCAAAGCTGGCCGCAACAAGCGCCAGATCAACAGGACGTTGGACAAGCTGGAACGAGAGATAAGACAGCAGACAGGAGAGAAGGACAAGGAATGGACGGAGGAATACTACCTTTACCTTTTGGAAACGTACGCGCGGGCGATAGAGGCCGCGATACCGATCGCCGTGCGGAAGGAGGAGTACGAGTGGGCTGACGCGCTGACCGCCCGTAAGGCCAGCGCTGAGGAGACCATATCTCTCATGTCCGTCGAGAAATAAATCGGCTAATTTTTTCGTCTCAGCTTTTCGTGGTACATTAGCTACATAAATTAAAGATCATGGAAGAAAGAAAGTTCCAACCCGGAGACTGGGTAGCCTACAACAAAGCCATGGAAGAGGAGCTGGCCAAGACCAACGTTACTCCCTAGTACCGGCCCATTTTTTCCTTTCAACGGTTATTGTTAAATTAGCAATCTCAATACTAGAGATATGAGATCCAACAAGATAAAAGTATTCTACAACCCGAAGCAAGTTCTTTCCGCGGACGCGAAAAAGAACTTCAGCAAGAGCCCGCTCAAGCCAAAGGTCCTGCCGCTAGGCATGTACGTCGTCACGTTCGGCTTTCTTTCCATCCACGGAACGAGAACCGGCAAGTACTGCTGGTCTAACCTTTGGCCCGCTTAAACTTATGACCTACACACAGCTATTTTACGAAGCCTTTCGCGAGGCTTGCAGAGATTTCTCAAAGGAAGCTCAACCCAGGCAGGATCACAATCTCCAATCGATGGCTAGAATCAAGTCGAAGATCAACATGATACTTGGCGAGGGGTTGACCGAGCAGGAGATACGCGAAAAGATAAAAGCGTTGAACGCCGGAATAGCGAGGTCCATCGCGTTCTGCGGTACTACCCATTTCTGCAGGAACAGGATAGCCAGAGTCAACAAGCTTCAACACTATCTTGATACTCGCTACTAACCGATTTTTTCCTTTCAGAAATTCGTGGTACTTTAGCTATATAAAATTCAAACTTATGGTAGTAGTAATGATGAACACTATCCTTTACGCTAACATGTTAGCAGCGGACAACAAGTTAAAATCGGCTGTTGCTAAACAACTCAACTCGATTATCGAGACTGGCCAGCTGAAAAATACTAACGGAATTGAGTACTTTATCAAAAAATAAAAACAACATGAAAAAGATCCTATTTGCAATCCTTGCCCTTGCTCTGGTCGCGACGGTCGCGACGAGCTGCTGCCCGAATTCCTGCGAAGCCAGCCCTGCTGAGCCGCCAGTCGAACGCGCAAGCAAAGTAGCAGAAGGCGACAACTTCAAAGTGTACGAAGTCCGGATCGACGGCGCGACTTACCTCATCACGCAAGCGACCGGCGGATCAGTATCAATGATTCCGAAAATCACCCGATGAGAGCGAAAAGAAACAAGCGCTACGGCAAGAAAAGGCCGTCCGTCTCGTCCAAGCTGGCCAAAGTACCGGCCGGCCTGGACTGGGGCGTTCAGGACCGAAACGTCGGTACTCTTCGCAAGCTGGAAAAATCCATAGCGGACGAGGCCGAGTTCGACCAAACTGAAGTATAATACCGACCTAACACATTCGAACCATGAAATACCCAGCCAGACTTCTCTACTTCTTTGGCTTGCTAGTGGCGACGTACGTCGTGCTTCCAGCCGTGTTCTTCATCTTTCAGTTAGTTTACCTGTTTTGGAACCTTCACTGGATCCCCAAGGACAAGATGAAGTGCGTGACGAAGGGCTGGCAGGAAGTTCAGGTCGGCGGAATCCCCGGCTTTCCGGACAAGGTCTACGCTAACCCGTACCATTACCTAATCAGAAAAGAAAAGAAGTAAATGAAGAGTAAAGTACTAGCGGCTCTAGCCGCGTTCATCATCGTGATCCTAGCAAGGCTGGTGATAGGCAACTTAATAATCCAATCGGTCCTGAAGAAAGCTTCCGACCAGATGCTCGGCAAGACGATCGTCCTGGACGGTCAGTGCTACACGATTACCGACCATTCTCGCGACTCCAAGACCTGGACCCTGTCCAACGGGTCGACCATCAGCTGGGAACTGCTCAAGAACTTGACCAGGTACGATACTTGTCCTGAAGAAAACAAGAAAAAGTAAAACTTATTACCGACCGATAGTAAGATAGAACCATGGAAGAAAAAACTAAAAACCTAAGGCGCAACGATCCGGAATACAACGAGATCAAGGTCCACAAGCTGAGCTACAACGACGGTATTCGTCGGTTATTTCTCAACCTGCCGAACTGGAAGCAGCTCTCGCGAGCTACCGGAATTCTGAACGTGCCGACCGACCTGAACGACAGGCTCAGGATCCAAGCCGACCTGAAGAGAAAATACGGCAAGAAGTAACTAAAAACCAATACTGACAAATGAAGAAACTGCAGACTGCAACGGTCCTGCCGCAAGCACCGGCACCCGTGAACGAACGGCCAGATGGCATGAGCTTTGAGGACTACAAGAAGCTGAGGAAAGAGACCAACAAAACTATACGGGACAGAGTGAAGAAGGGGTTCCTTGTGTTCCTCTCGAACGAGATCCTGCTTGACGCGAAGAACCGGCCGATTGGCATGAAGTACCGCTACGGAAAGACTTTCGTCGGTAACACCAGGTTCCTGCAATTAGTTTAAACCTGGATTTTTTCCTTTGAGAAATTTGTGGTACATTAGCTTTACCAAATTCGATACGGTCATGGTTTTCAAAACTTTTTGAGAACCGATCGTAGAATATACAAAACAGCAAAACCCAAAATGGAAAAACCGTTACTAGATCCAAAGACCGTGGCCAAGAACCAGGTCAAGATCGCTCTACTGTCGGTATTCAGCGGAATCCTAATCTCCTTTCTTCTTGCTTTTCCAATCAAGTGGCTGTGGAACTGGCTGGTTCCCGGCCTGTTCGCTGGCCCAGAGATCTCGGCTATCCAGGCATGGGGCTTGACGTTCCTGACTCGCATGGTGATACCGACCAACGTGACGCTGGCGGAACCGAAGAAAGACATTAAAAATAATCCAAAGTAAAATGCCGTACGACAACCAACCGACAGCAATCACCCAAACTTTTTTGAGTTCGATAGAATCTCGAATCAGAGAAGCTAGCATCCGCATGCAGGAAAATAACGCTGACCTCTGCAACAAGATCAACGAGATCTTCGGAGCTGAGCCGGCCAACGCGCTGAGCGACAGCGAAAAAGCTCCGCAGCCAAACTGCGCAGCTGACGCGATAAACGCGAGAATGACCGAACTGTTCGACCAGATCGACAGGGCTAGGTACGAGATCAACAGACTTTCACGAGTATAAACCATTCAATATCAATCAAGTATGAGCACAGACAACCAATCAAGAGTCGGTATGAAGTACCGCAAGCTGAACGTTGCCGCTAAACGGGCGGTAATCAAGTCAAGGCAGAGACGCTACGATCGTGCAAAGATCGCCAGCGCGCTAGGCTACAACGAGGTCTACGTCGGTAACGTTCTGAACGGACACTACCCGAACGAGAGGATCGTCAACTACGCGTACAACATGGTCCGCGGCAGGAAGAAGAACTCAGATCGTTAATTCGGAATACCGACCGCTCGCAAGGGCGGTCCTATCAGGCCGGCACCTTTGCCCGCCAGTGACAGGGGCCAACCGCTTGGGCCCCTTGTCTCGTTTAATGGGTACAGTAACAATAGACTTATAGATAACAGAGTAGAGTCAATCGACTCTGTTTTAGACCCAAGACCAGGTGAAGGAGGCTCTTAGCGGGTTTGATCCGAAAAATACACAGCAACTTATGACCAACAAGGGCGAGCGTCAGAGAATGACGAAGCTTAAGTTCTTGAAGAGGTTGAAGAAGTACTGCTTGCTAGAGGATTTTCGCAGAGGGAAGGGAAACTTTTTCGTTTTCAAGTCAACTGGATCGCCGTGCAGCTGCGAAGCTTGCGCAGGCGAAAAGTACTCAAGAAAAGTAAAACACAAAGGATCAGAAATACCGGAGGAGTGATGGAATTCTCAGAATTTAACTACATACGAACGATAACTGACACGGGCGAGACTTACCTTAACTTTTCCGACCTGCTCAAGTTTCTGGAAGGAATACTGACGGACCCGGAAGCGTCGGAAGAGGAGAAGAGTACCGTGCGCAACATCGTTAAATCTCTGAAGAACATGCAGTAATTTTTTCCTGTCTCTAGCTTTTGTTAAATTAGCTTCAAATTCTAACAGTATGTCCGACTTAAAACAAGTCCTAATGAACCGGGACGGCATGTCCTCGGAAGAAGCCGATTCAGCCATCAGCGAAATGCGGGAAAGAGTTCTCGAAGGAGAGGATCCTGAAGAGATACTGCTGGACGAGTACGGTCTCGAACCAGACTACGTGTTTGACATCATAACGTTTTAACAGCTATGAGCATCCAGTGGTCAGCGGTCAGGGATCGTCACGCGAGCGGTAACACGGAACTAGGCAAGGTCTGGCTGAGAACCGATCGGTCCGGCCTGGTTACCGGCGTTTACACGCTGTTCGGTCGGACGAGAAAGTACGTTCCAAAACCGGAAGAGAGTTGGACAGTAGAAGACGGTAAAGCCGTCGCCGAGCTAGCGCTCGAGGACGAGCTAGCATTCAGGGAAAGGTTCCCAAATTAAAAACAGACAACAATGGCACTAGCATTTTTCTTAACAGTAGTCCTTGCTTTCGCAGCAGGGTGGGCAGTCGGAGCGGTATTCGGATTCGGCGCTGGACCGGCATGGCGTCGGTACAAGAAGCGCATCATCGAAGAGTACGAGAAGAGCAGAACTCAGCAGCCCAAGTAATCCAATTTTTTCCTGTCGACAGTTTTTGGTACTTTAGCTTTACATCAATGAAGCTACTTGTATGCAAACCCCCCAGTCGACTGCCAACTACGCTCACGTAAATTTTCAGGCCATCAGCGATGCCACCATTGAGGAATTCATGAGCCGCTCCTACATCAAGGACCGTGCCTTTGAGAGCCAGATGGGCCTCCTCTACGACATGATCCTGGCCAACGACATGGCGGAGGTGGACGAATGAGCCTTATCGACGAAGCGGGAGCCAAGTCTCTGATGACCTGGCTCCCGAACCGCGGGATGGAACCGGTGGAAGCGACCATCACGAAGGGCGAGGAAACCCTGACCCTCACGGTCACGAAGGATTCCGACCTGGCAATGCTGAAGATACTGTGCGCTCAGAACGGCGCGAAACTTCAAGTCAACCAACTAGTGCAGACTAATTAAAACTAAGGAGGTAACGAAATGACAAGAGCCGAAATTCTGGCAGCTGTGACAAGGATAGTTAACAGTTGCCTTACCTACGATCAGCTTTCAAGCTGCATGTCGTTCTTAGAGAACGGCTACGTTTGCAAAGACATTACCGACCGGCTGGAGGTGTTCCGCATCTTGCAAACGAAAGCTTATTCCATGCGAATTGGCGACCTTCGCGAGCATAACTTAAAACTCAAAGAGATTTTACAGTGATCTTCCTGTGGCGGGAAGTTTAAACCCAAAGGATATGACCCCTCAAGAATTCAAAGAAGCCCTCAACTCGTGCAAGACCGAGGAGGAACTGGACGCTCTGTGCCGGAAGGAAGTTCAACTGCTCTTCGCAAGCGAGAGCTCGAAGGAACTGATGAAGGCCGTTTACGCTGCCAGGTACAAGATAATCGACAAAAGACTCCATCCCTGATTTTTTCCTGTGGCGGGAAGTTGTTAGTTTAGAGTCAGTATTAACCTTAAATCGTTAGTTATGAGTTTCTTTGGAGGCTTGCTCGTTATCATAGGTATATTCGTCGCGCCGATCTTCACGCTGTCCATGGTCCTGTACTGGGCTGGCTGTCCTTTTCTCGGAACGGTAGCTCTCGTGATATCGCTCGTAGCCGGCGGAGTTCGACTAGCTAACAGCTAGGATTTTTTCCTTTCGAGAATTCGTGGTACTTTTACCTAGTTATCTTGCTGAAGGCAAGCTCTGACGGGCCGAACCTACGGGACCTTGGGAGAGTATACTCCGCCCTACACTTTATTTTTTAGAGAAAATTTTTCGAAAATTTTTAGCCCGGATTTTTTCCTTCCAACAGTTCGTGTTATATTAGCTTCATATTAATCAACTAACACTTTTCACCATGGCATTCAGACACCAACCCATTTCGACCGAAGACCTTCAGGCCCGCCTCCGCAGCGGAGTCGTTAAGTTCGCTTTCGTGAAACTCGATGGCAGCCTGCGTGAAGTTCAGGGAACGCTCAACTTGAACCACATCCCTGCGACCAAGCACCCCAACGGGAACGGGAACCCTTCTCCGAGAGCGGTGCGGTTTTTTGACTACCTCGTCGGAGAGTGGAGAAGCTTCCGCGTAGGCAGTCAACTGTTCATACTGGAATAGTCTCAGCCACACACCCGAGCCCCTCAGATGGGCTCGGGTTGGAGGGATAGATAGAACAAAAGGCCCTCCTCATGTCACACGTAATGTCATTTAATGAGTTCGTAAACGAATCAATCCAACCCATAAACGAGATGCCAAGATACCACAGATACGGCGGTTACCGCAGCCGCTACAACGGATCAGCTGAGTACTACAACGTCCTTCCTCGCGACGAGATGAGAGCTCGTGAACTGACCAAGCGACCCTCCAACTGGACAGCTAACCTTACCGACGAGGAGGTAGCCATCATCAATGCCAAGAAGATGGCGAAGGCGATTACCGACGAGGGCAAGATGATCGCCCGCATGGAAGCAGTGTACAACCAGTGGGGTCCGGGTCCAATCCTGCAGCCGTTCATCGACCGCATAATGGAAGCCATGCCGAACAGGAAGTACACAGCAGCGTGGCGGATCGGTACTCAGGACGGAGCTGTCGCTGCAAACCCTGAAGGCCACATGTCCGCTGAAGATGACGCAGCTATCGCTCACATACTCGCAGACCTTGGAGTCCTGCCGGACGAGCACAAGTTCAAGGGCAACAGCGCTGAGCAGATCATCTACCAGGTAGCCTACAACAAAGCCATGGAAGAGGAGCTGGCCAAGACCAACGTTACTCCCTAGTACCGGCCCATTTTTTCCTTTCAACGGTTATTGTTAAATTAGCAATCTCAATACTAGAGATATGAGATCCAACAAGATAAAAGTATTCTACAACCCGAAGCAAGTTCTTTCCGCGGACGCGAAAAAGAACTTCAGCAAGAGCCCGCTCAAGCCAAAGCTCCTGCTCGAGCATCTGACCGAACACGGGTTGGCCGACCACCTGAACATGGTCAGCAACTTCAGGCCGTACAACGCTTACGACTTTCAGATCGCCCACACAGTTGAATACGTCAACTCTTTCTTTAACGGCGGTTACCTAGCTTCGACCAACGGTCTGGCGTGGAGCCCGCAGTTCGCTGACTCTGTCAGGTACACGAACGCCAGCCTGTGGGAAGCTATAAAGAACTCCCTAGTAAACCCTGAGGAAGTAAGCTTCAGCCCGACCAGCGGGTTCCACCACGCTCGTCCGAGCAAGGGTTCGGGATTCTGCACGTTCAGCGGTCAGGTCATAGCGAGCGTCAAGGCTTACCGCAAGTTCGGAGCTGTTGGCTGCTACATAGACTTGGACGGACACTTCGGCAACAGCCTCGAAGATTCCCGGTACTTCCAGCCTGACCTCAACGCGGCAGTACCGGTTGGATTCAATTTCAACTCGCGCCTGCAGGGAGAAGCTTACTACAAGGACTTGGTAAACTTCATCCTCAAGAAGCTGACGCCGGCCCTGATCGAAGGTAAGATCGATTACGTGGTGTGGTGCCACGGTGCCGACAGCCACGAGTGGGACCAGCTCGGCTACCAGGTAAATACCGAACAGTGGGTACGCTGCGCCAAGTTCTTCTGGACGTGGGTGAAGGAGATGGACCAGGCTCTAGGCCGCCCGCTCTCCGTAGTAGCTTCCCTGTTCGGCGGCTACCGGTCAGACGACTACGATTCGGTCTTAAGCCTCCACGCTAGCGACCTGCGCGAGTGCATGAACTGCTTGCTCGGTTTAGGAGTTGAGTACGAGACAGACGTCAAGCCAGCCCCAAGAAGAGACTACTTCAACACTCACAGAGACTTCTACGTCGGCCGGACTGAGGGGTCAACGATAGACCGTAGTCTCTATCTTCCGTCCACAGACCGCGGAACGAGACTCTCTGACCAAGCCATGCTCGACATCAGGAGAAAGGAATGGGAAAGAGAACGCGACCGCCAGAACGAGGAGGAGTTCGAGAAGTACTACGCTCTGAGACAGAAGTTAAACGGCAGGTCAGAGTAGATTTTTTCCTGTCAAAGATTCTTTTTACTTTTACTTTAAATTATTAAAGCAATGAACTTAACAGAAGTCAAAGTCCGCAGGTCAGAGAGACCTCAGAAAACAAGAATCTTTATCTTCGAAAAGGGCGAGGGAATTCTCGAAAACCTGATGAAGCGGCACGGCCGCCCGTACGAAGCGTACAAGAAAGAAGTTCTACCGCTCGTGAAAGCATGGCTCGCCGCCAACCGGCCAGACGTCAACGAACTGGAAATCGGCAAAAGCATAGGCTGGAGCCAGAAAGCTGGCTGCTCGTGCGGCTGCTCTCCAGGGTTTATCGTCGACTACTTCGGATGCAGAGACATCTACGTCACGATCTCGAACTGAGAGCCCATGCCCGCCCGGCATGGGTATTTCAGGGTCCCCTCTACCGAGGGGATTTTTGTTAAAAAAGAATAGGGACCGATTTTTTCCTGTCAACCTGTCGAATTATATTAGCAGCATCAATCAACAAAACTATGAACGTCGAAACTGCAACAAAGATCACCACCCTTACCGAAGCAAGAGCCGCCATCGCTGGTATACCGGCTCTTCACCAAGGAGGATGCGGCATTGCTGCTCTTGCTCTAGCTCGCTGGATAAAGAACAGCAGCATGGCAGCAACAACTCTGTTCGTCCTAGGCGACAACAGCGGTTCCTATTACAGGACCAATGCTAGCGCGATAATAGATTCGTCGATCGAACCTGATTCGTGCTCGCACATAGGGTTGATAGTCTACGACTTCAACAGTAACCAGCAGTACATAATCGATGCTCGCGGCATCTACGACATGGGAGAGTACCCGTACATCAACATCGTTTCGAAAGAGAGCATCATGGTCAGGTCGATAAACCGGGTTGACCGGTGGAACGATTCGTTCGACCGTCGCTACGTCGCTGAGATAGCAAAGCGTCTCGACATAGACCTTTCCGACATAGACTGCCGGACGAATAGCGAGTACCGCGAAGCGACCGAACAGAAAAAGCAGATCGAAGAAACTCAGACGGTCGAAGGCTACCAGTCCTTACTTTGGGAAATGCTGCAGCCAACGTCCCTTCTGATGTCAATGTAAGTATATTATTAACAATCAAAGCCACGATGACGACCTCGACCACTCGAGCTACACGTTCATCGACTGCAGCGGACTGCGCGTGAGGCCGATGGAATAAGCCGAATTCTTCTCAACGAAGGTGGAGCCCAAAAGGCTCCACTTTTGTTTTGCTAGAATTTTTTCGTCTCGCTAAAACTTGTTAATTTTACAGCATAATCATTAACAACATGGCAAACGGTAAAAGAATACTAGCCCATTTCGCAGCCGATTACAAGGACACGGAAGAGATAATCGACGGGTTCAAGGAAGCCCTGGAAAAATTCGGAATCAAAGTGTACGATGATCCGAACTGCGAAGGAACCGACACGTACGGTTTTCTCCTCTCGAACGAGGAACTGACCGAGAGCGAAGTAAAAGATTTAACCGAACTATCATGAAGCAGCCGCTCGACGTTACCCACCCAGCTATTCACTGTAACGCAGCCGACCAGAGATTTTCCTGCGAGCTGTCAAGCATAAGCTTGAACCACATCGACCTCCAGTGCCACCGTCACGAGCCGATCGAGCTGGTGAACCCGAAAACCGGAGCTAAGGTTACCGTAACCTGGGTCAAGGACGACAAGGACGGAAGCGGAGAGGACACCTACGGGTTCAATTACATCGGTTACAACAAGGAAACCGGCCGACACTTTACATTTTTGTTCATAAACGATTGACACTTTTTTAACCGAAAATTTTTTCCTGTCAGAAAAGCGTGTTATATTTGCTTCATAAATTCTAAACAACAACAATGGCACAGAGATTCGAAACATCGGAAACCCTTCCACAGTACTTCAAGGAGATCTCGCTCGTCGAGGACCACATGACCAAGGAGGAAGAGCAAGCTCTAGCACGTAGGATTCAGAAAGGAGACGAAGCTGCTCTCAACAAGCTCGTGAGCGCGAACCTCAAGTACGTCGTGACCATGGCCAACAAGTTCATCGGCATGGGAGTTTCGGTCGACGACCTCATCCAGGAAGGAAACCTCGGGCTCATCGAAGCTGCCAAGAGGTACCGCCCAACAGCTGACACAAAGTTCCTTACTTATGCCAAGTTCTGGATCAGGAAGAGCCTCAACCTCGCTCTGTGCCAGCACGGAAGGACCGTTCGCCTGCCGGTTAACCAGGAATACGACATCTACAAGCAGAAGATGCGGGGCGAGACCCCTAACCTTGCCAACGTTCGCATCGACGTTAAGGTCGGCGAGGACAAGGACGTCAGCCTTGGAGACCTCGTGCTTCGCGACGAGTTCAACGATCCGTTCGCAAACCAGGACACTGACCGCATAATGAAAGCTCTTCTCGAAGTCCTGAAGCCGACCGAGAAAAGGATCGTTGAACTCTTCTACGGCCTGAACGACGGCGACAGCATGTCGACCAAGGAAGTAGCTGAGCAGGTCGGAAAGACCGCAGCTGAAGTTAACCGCGCTCTGAAAGTCGCGAGAGCGAAGATGAAAAGAATCGTCAAGTAATTTTTTCCTTTCTTAAAATAGTTCTACTTTTACACAATGAACGCACCTAAACTGAGAACATCAACGGAAGATACTGCTCGCTACTGGGCAAAGACGGGAACGGACATTCTATTCTCGGAATCAGACCCCTTCGACGGCAAAGTCTCGAAGGAAAAGCTCGAGCAGAACTTGTACAACCGAATACTGATGAACATCATCGACTACGAAACGCCCGACGTGAGCGAAGCTCAGCTGGCCGAATGCATCGAACTCTCCAAAAATTAAAGACCATGAACTACGAGATAAACGTATCTTACAAAGGAGAACACTACTTCGCTACCGCTGAACGGTCCATAACGACCAAGAAGCACTGCGTGGAACTTCTCCTGAAATCTCGCGAAGCTTTTCCAAAAGCGAAAGGCTACGAGATAAGCGTGACTCGCTGGGAAAAGGTCGGTTACTTGATCAACTTAACTGAATTATTGGAACCATGAAAAGAACGAAGAAAGAACCGATCGCCGATCGTCGGCGCAAAGCTCTGATGGAGCACTTCCACCGAATGGATCACCGGCTTCTCGTGAGCTTCCTCAACTGCTGGCTCAAGAATTCCGAGGTCAAGTACCTCTGCCAGGAGGAAGGCGTGAAAGTCGACTAGGATTTTTTCCTTTCGCGAAACAGTTTTACTTTTACCATAACATAATGCATAAAACAAAATGATCGCATCAGCAACACAGCACGGTTCGATGGTCATCTTAAGAGACCAGTTCGGCCAGCAAGTCGGCAGCCTGTCCATATCGAATGGACAGCTGCTGGGCTTTTCTCGTGACTTTGTCGTGATCCAATTCGGAAACATGATAACTACTATGGACGAGAACCAAAGGACCCTTGGAACCATCCCCTTGGGCTCCAGCTTCAGGGTGCAGGGAATCAACGAATCAGGATTCAGCGCGAGGACAGGCAACATGGTCTTCTCCTACGACAAGTACTGTCGTCAGGTCGGAAGTTACCCTGTCTGATTTTTTCCTTTCGCGGATTCTTGTTACTTTTACAGCATCAATCAATAACTAACTAAAAACATTTCATCATGATCGAAATTAAAATTATCCCTGGCGTTACTGACCTTTCGCAGTTTCCTGACGAAATCCTGAAAATCATGATCGATGCAAGCGCAGGCACGGTCAACCAGATGACGGAATCCATCGTTGAGACCATGAAGGAAGTCGAGGAGATCAAGGAAGCTCAGAAAGTTCAGATCGCCGAACGCAACCGCATGAAAGCTGAACTTCGCAGGCGCGAAAAGATGGAGCTCATGGCAAAGCTCGTGACCGAGCACAACAAGGAATACTGTCACGAACCAGGTGGACACATCAGCAAGCCGATAGAAGCCAGCGAGAAGGACGGAGCCTTTTACGTTCGCGTTCCGCTTCCTGTCTGCAATCCCAACTGGACATTCATGGCCTGGGAATGGGCAACCACCTTCTGCCGCAAGAATCGGTGCTTCTACCCGACTCACGAACCGTGGCAGGACTGCAGGTACATCTACCTGAAAATGGGATCGCCGCTCGAAGGTTAAGAGAACCAAACGACTCTAATGAAAGGGTCCTCACGGCCCCTTTCCTGTTTAAGGAGATATAGATACTACAAAGAGTCCAAAGATAACCCATGGAACTACTCGACATAAACTACTGGACAGGCTTGCTTCATTTCGGTCTGACAGCATTTGCAGCTCTGTGCTTGGTCTACGCGATCAGGCTGTTAAAAAGAACGAAAAAGAAAAGGTAAATAGAGATAGGCCTTTTACTATACATTCTGAACACAAAAGAGTTGCTAGGATCTTACCTTTCAACTCTTTTTTAGTATATTATTGGTAGGTAGACCAAAAAAGACTGAACACACCAGATGGAAACTAACAAACCGATCGACCCGAACAAGAGAACGTACCACGAACTTCTCATGGAGCTGTTCAACCTCAAGGAGAAGGATTACGATAAGTTCATGCACAAGCTTTACGAAGCTTTGACAGGCGAAGCTCGAGACGCGCTTCAAAGTCCTGACCCAGTCTCAGAAAAGAAGAAAGCTCTGTGGACTATGATCCAGTACTTCCAGAACAAGGAGGAGTACGAGAAGTGCGCTGAGCTGAAGAAGATGGCAGATTCATTACAAGATTAAACGACATGACAACTCTTTGGACACAAGGCTGCACGGACCAGTTCTTAGCTGCAGCAGTAGTAGTGATTGCAGTGGTAGTAACGGTAGCCGTTGCTTCCTGGATAATCAAAAGGATAAGAAAGTGACATGCCCAGCCCGCTTAGAAAGAGCAAGAAAGTCTGGATCATAACCCTGCGAGAGGTGGACAAAGAGACTCCGACCGGAGTGGCCACCACGTTCAGGTCAGCTTACAAGCTCGCTCTTCTTGACGGACGGATAAGCAAGCCCTGCTTGGAAGAGAGACTCGCGAGGATCCTGTACAGAAAGACTGGATTCTGCCTGATCTGGAATACCGACGAGTTCGAATCCTTGGAAGAAGCAATGTACTCTCCGGTTGGGCGGTTGGTCAAGATACAAGAGGTACCAGTAAGACGTACCTAGCAGTTGGTTGATTGATGCACAGGAGGAACCCAAACGGTTCCTCTTGCTGTATAAATAGAAGTATATGTCAGTCGTACTAACTCTTCAGATACATGGGCAAGGCGCAATGGTAACGTTGCAAGTGTACAGCCCTTCAAGCTATTACCGCGGAGCGGTCTTCTCCAGCAAGGATACGAAGCTGGAACTGTTCTTCGAGACTATCGGCAAGGTGGAAGTTGACTTCCCGTCGATCGAATACCGATCTACTTTTCTGACTGACCTGCGAGACGGGTTGGACGGAGCTGCCGATTTTACCCTATCCAACCTAGGGCCGATAGCCACGACTACTACCACGACCGCTGGCCCGACTACCACTACGACGACAGAAGCTCCAACAACAACTACGACAACCGTTGGACCTACTACCACCACGACGACAGAAGCTCCAACAACAACTACCACTACTACCGCGGCTACTACCACTACGACGACTCTCGCGCCGGAAGTCTACTCGCTGTCTAGCAGTTCCTACGGAACGACCGGCTCCGCTTGCACGATCGACACGCTGAACCAAACGGTCTACACAGCTAACGGTATAAACCTTAACAGCTTGAACGGAAACACTCTGTTCACGGACTCTAGCCTGACGATCAAGATGGTAGGAGATGGTAACTACTACACCATCTCGGACGGAGTCAACAAGCACGCGATCATGGTCGATGCAGATGGTCTAATGTCCAACAACTTTACTTGCGCGTAATTTTTTCCTTTCGCAGATTCTTTTTACTTTTACCTCGTTATCTTGCTGATACCAAGCTCTAACGGGTTCGCAGAACAAGCGCAGAGGGTATACTCCGACCTACACCAAAGCTTGGCAGAAAGATATTTCGCCTAGATTTTTTCCTTTCAGAGATTCGTGGTACTTTAGCCCTATCAATCAAACACTAAATTCTATACACATGACAGCAATAGTTAAATATCAAATCGCAACTTACTCAGGTGAAATCACAGTTCCTTGCGAACCTGATGATGAAAACGAAGTAATAATTGCAAAGGCAAAACGAATATTAACCAGACAAGCGGGAGGTTCACTTCCTTTTGGTTACGAAAGTTTCAAAATAGTGGACCGCTATTAAGCTGTTTGCTAACTAAGGTATAACCGTAACGAACCTCACCCGTCGTCAGCCATGATCGAGCAGTCAGCGAAAGCGTTCCCGGTACCAGGCAGAGTCATGTCGGTCTTCAACACCGATTCGACCCCCGAGCAGATCGCCGAGTCGATCAAGGCTCTCAGCTTGGACATTCCGTTCTTCGTGTTCCCTTACGATCGTAAGGCCAGCTCCCTACCTCAGCCTCTTGAGGACGCTATCAACAGCGAATCGGTACCCTCAAACAGTGCTCAGCCAACCGCTCCTGCACTCACAGTGGACCAGATTCTGGAGAAGATATCCGAGCACAGAATCGAATCGCTCACCGAAGTCGAACGCGCAACGCTTAACGCCAGCAGGTCGGAGGGTTAATCCCTCCGGCCCTAGGCCGAAATACCGAAGACCATGACAAAGCAAGAGAAGGCAAGAAAATCTTTCGATTATGCCTGCAAGCAGGCCAGCAAGTGCCGTCACGAGAAGTACCACGTATCCTGTCACAGCTGCTTGGAAGAGTCGAAGTGCGACATACAGCAGAGAATAGAAAAGGCACGGACGGCCATGCACAGCTAGTACTCCCTAGTACCGGTTATTTTTTCCTGTCAGCAATTAGTATTATATTAGCATAACAAATTCAGAGACAATGACACAGCAGGTAATCGTACCCTTCAGGTTGGGTACCAAGTTCAACTCGCACAAGGTCCACAACCCGGACTGCGACATCCTCGAAGGACACATCGACGAGGACACCACTCTGACTTACGGCGTCTACGTCAAGGGACCGAAGAAGGGTCAGGAATTCTGCGAGTACTACAGCGGCGAGAACTACTGCGTTCGCTCAAAGAAAAGAAGCTATTCCCGCATGTGGAGCCCGGTAAACATTCCGGTTAAGTACTTCACCCTGTGGCAGTTACTCCGTAGCACGTACGAAACACTACCTAAATAAAACGCATGAAAGAGATCGTAAGAATCTACGTTAAAGACCCGAAGACCGGGCGAGAGAGAGGAGAGATGGATCCTGAAAAGATCGTCGCCGCTCTTTCCAAACCAACCGAAGACATTGAGCTTGACTACGACGACGGCTCCAGACGGAACGTGAGGATGGGAACAAGCAAGGAACTGGTCGGAGAGAAGGTCAAAGTCGGAGACATGGAGATCGAGATCCCAGCCCACTGAGTACTCCCTAGTAAACAGATAAGTCTATGCACACTCTAGCTGAGATTAAGACCGAGGAGGTCAAGAAGAAAATCGTCGAGCGGTGCGGGCCGGAACCTGACAAGCAGGGACTGGTCTGCCCGCACTGCGGAGCCCACGAGGTTTACGCGGATAAGAACGATAAGAACAACGTTCACAAGTGGTTCTGGATGATCGGAGCTTTCAAGGTGGACAATTCGTCAAAGTGTCACAACTGCGGAAGATGGTTCGACCTGTAGCCGACAAGGCAAAGTTGGAAAAGGAGATAGCCTACCTCAAGGAAAGGTTAGCTACTATCGATAAGCGGTGGGAAGGTGCAGTGGTCACCAGCATCTGGGCAGGAAGTACCTACAATCACGCCAGGTACTTTCGCCGGCTGGAAAGACAGTCGCTTTACTCCAAGCTGAAAAGGCGCGAGCAGAAACTAAGAAGAATACTGAGAGATGAGAGACAACCAACTGTACGAGAGAACTGACCCAAGGTTCAAGCACCTCATAGGAAAGAAGGTCAAGTACGTTTACAAGGGCGAGGTGTGCATCGGCACGCTCGACTTTGCTGGAATAAACAACATGCTGCACGGTCAGTTTCAAGTTACTACGAACAGAACCCCTCACTGGCCGGTGGACCCAAGTACCATAGAGGAATACGTCGACGACAGAGTCCGTGTGGGAAAATAAAACTACACGGATTTTTTCGTTTCGTGCAAATGTGGTATATTAGCTTCGTTAACTTGCTAAAAGCAAGCTCCAACGGGCCGAGCCACACAGGACTTGGGAGAGTATACTCCGACCTACCTCTATTTTTTATATAGCAGTCTTCAGCCACAAAAGTTTAGTTTGCAGCAGAGGTGCCGCTGATGTTAGTCTGTAGTACAATATTAGTAACGACAGCGACTCACAAAAATGATCAAATATTTTAGTCCGAGATTTTTTCCTGTCAGTCTTTAGTGTTACTTTTACTACATCAAATTCAACTAACACAAACTTCAACGTATGCAGCAAAACGAAATCACAAGAATGGGGAGAAAGGAAATCCTCGTCCGGCAGTTCTTCACTGAACACCACGGCGGCTCAATTCCGATCGACCACACGGTTCAGCAGCTCTACTCCCAGTTCATGGCCAACACCGAGAACGCGGACGTCAGTTACGGACTGTTCAACGGGGTCGTCAAGAAGTTACGCCGCGGGTTCAATGCAATAGCTCCAACCGGCAGGAACCAAACTCCCCTAGGTGAAGGTATCGTCGAATCGGACGAACCGGACGTGGTCGAACCAGCCAACGTGATCGAGATCGGAAGCATGGCATTCCCAAACTTCCAACTCTACCAGACCGGCGGGCTGATCGACAAGTTACTGTCCGATCACACCGAGGATGGCGGACTCTACTCTGGAACTGCGAACATCGTCGTCGGAGAGTCCGGCGTCGGTAAGTCGACAGTGATGCTTCAGATTCTCGCTAAGATTAAGAGAGAGAAACCTGACGCTAAGATTCTCTACATCTCTTCCGAGATGACTCGCAACGACCTGTTTTTCTTCTACGCCAAGATGCCCATCATCGGCACCGTTCCAACCCTGCTCCTCATGGACTACATCATGGGTCGGTTCGACATCGTGCTGAAAAACACGATCAACAGCGATGAGTACGACATCATCCTCCTCGACTCTTACCAGGACACCATCGTGAAGATGGCAGACGTCCTCGGTTGGAAAGCAACTCGTGCAGCAACGTGGCTGACCAACATGCTCATCGAAGCTGCCGACAAGAACGGCAAAGCGATCTTCGCAATCCAGCACCTTACGAAAGGCGGACAGTACGTCGGCTCTACCTACCTCAAGCACGCTACAACGGCGATGATGGAGATGAGGTTCGACGAAGCTGGCCGCAGGTACGTGGAATTCTCAAAGAACCGCCGCGGCGGGTCTCACATCAACAAGAGACTGTACTACTCCCTAGTAGACGGCGAGCTCGTCTGGGACGAGGAAGCATGGAACCAGGAAGTCGAAGCAGCCGCACTCGCAAACGGAGAGAGCTCCCGTCGTTCTGAGCTCGAGCACAAGTTCAACGACCTGTTCCTGTCGGTCGGTAAGAAAGGAACGGACGGAGAGGCGGAGGAAGTGACGGTGGAAGAGACCGACGAAGACCAGGAAAATCAGTAATCAACCAACTTAAAAATTAATCACATGATCGGAAACGACGAATTCACAAACATCAGGGAAGAGCTCAACGGGCAGGACCCTTTGATCAAGAGGATCAAACTCGCAGACATCAGGTTCGACGAACACTCCGTAGAACGCAACGTTATCATCGTCAAGGGACACGAAGTCCCGGTGATGCGGAGATTCTTCACCCGTCTCGCTCAGGTGGTAGGTCTCAACGTTGGCCTCCTCAACCGGATGCAGAAGAACGAGGACAAACTGTTGCAGCAGAAATTGTTAGAGGCTGTAAAAGCTTATGCTGAAACTCGTGACGGAAGCAAGGACTTCTTCCTGATCGGCGACCCTGACAAGCATCGTATCATTAACATTGTGGTTGCTGAAAGGTACAACCGCTTGACCAACGAGACCCTCTTCCAGACGGCCGAGATGCTCATCAACGAGATACCGGACCTATCAGTTGAGTCAGTCGACCGCTTCGGAGATGGGAACATCAGCATTAATCTCGTCCACACCAAGGATGCAGGGTTTGAAAGGCTCGGACCTGACGAGGTCTTTCGCTTTGGCATCTCCCTAGTAAACATGCCGCATACTTCCGAGATTAAGGATTTTGTGTACCGCCTGGTTTGTGCTAACGGCATGATCAGCCGGACCTCTGTCGGCGATGACCTGAAGTTCAAGGGATCCAATAATGGTGGGTTTGTAGGACCTGATGCTTTCCGTGATATCATCAACCAGGCCCACATCTGGTCTAACAATGGTTTCATCCCTATCTCGTTTGAGGACAAGCTCGGAAGAGCGATGGACACGCAAGCTAGCCTTGCTGAACTTAACAGAGTATGGAACCTCGTGCAGAACCAGATCAGTGAGGAAGACCCCGACCGGAAACTGAAGATCGTTCAGTCAGCCAAGCTTCAACTGTTCCCTCACCTCGAGGAAACCGAACGTAGGCTGATCGCTAAGGGCTTCGACCCGAAAGCTCTCATCCCCGACGAGATGAAGTTCATCCGCACCGGTCACACGATCTGGGACCTGGTGAACGACCTTACCTGGCTTGGTTCCCACAATTCGATCTTTGCCCTTTCTAATCCGAAAGCTTTCAAGGTCGAAGGCGGAAATCTCTTCGCGAAGAACTGGGATCTCCAATATGCAAGATTGGCAACAGTTTAAGCATACGTTGAATCATAGAATGGGGCACTGCTGCCCCATTTTTATTTTAGTTAGGACAGACTTTACTCTCTAGCACAGTAGGATAAATAATTAAAACAGTCTAACTCAACATGGTGGAAATTAAGTATGTAAAATTATTCGAACAGCTGGACCAAGAAGGAGTTTTGGATTCGGAAGAATCAAAGAAGGAGCTTAGACGTGGCCAGAAAGCAGCAGCTAGCAGAGGGGACGACATCTTAACTGACGTGCAGTATGCAGCTTGTTACATAAACGCAATAAGATCGCTCGAACGGGCTGAAGATACGAGAGGAATGGGAGATACAGCTCTCACAAGGATCGCGCTTAAGATGAACCAAGAAGCGAGCGACAACTGGCAGAATGCGTCAAGCGCCAAGTTAGCAGCTTACCTAAACCTTAAACCGTTGACCGTGGCAAGGACCGTGTCTAAGTTCAAGCTTCTACTACAGGGTCAGAGGGAAGGCACAGAATCCAACATCATCTGGCCGGAACTAGTTAATCTATTTGATCGGTTCGAATCTATGCCAAAGGCGGAAGTTATTTCCTTAGCTGAGGAAGCGATAACTAGCGAGCCGGACATGACAGCCTACCAAGCTTACTTGGATAAGATGAACGCTAAATCCAAGGAATCCTTGGAAAAGAAGAAGAAGACCGAAAAATCCATGTTCGATAAGACCATGTCAATGTTTAAGAGTCTTCGCTCAAGGTTTGACGGTCTCAAAGCAGCCAGGCTAGCAATGAACAAGCTGGTCCAGGATTCAATGGACAAGGACGAAGCTGGAAATCCGATTGGCGAACCGGCAATCTCGAAGGATAAGCTCAGGCTCGTCATGATGGACGGCTTGAAGAAGGATCCAGTCATAATGAAGTACTTTAAGGACGCGTACAAGAAACCGGTAGAGAAGCCTGAATCCGTTGTCATTGGCAGGGGACAAGAGCAGGGAACCGAGTAAGTTACTCCCTAGTACAGAAAGCATTACCTTCCGCGCCCGCGCGTTATCATGACGCCCGGGCGCGGCTGTTTTTGGCGCGAGCCCATGCCCTCCCGGCATGGGTATTTTTTGTGACTCCAGGCTCGAGGGGTTTTCTGAGCCAGCCACAAAGGCCGTTTTCGGCCGGGATAAATAACAAAAACGTTTCTCAATGGCCATAAGCAAGACCATCACCACAGACTTTGGGATAGACCTAGCTCACCACGTTACTTTCAACATAGAAGTATACAGAGGTTCCAACCAGCTAGGGTTCAAGCTAAAGGGTTACCCGACCGCAGCACAGTACAACCAGGGTAAGAACTCCATAAAGAACGAGGATTACGTCTTCGACTTTTCGGCTCTGCCGGGATCGGTCATGACCAAGATAATCGAGCTTAGGGACGCCACCGAGCAGGAGATGATAAACAACCTGCCGGAATGGTCGGGTGGGACCAGAGTGAACGATGATGGAACTCCAATAGTCTAATAACCGATGGAACAGAACGCACCAGCAAACCTAAGGAAGGAACAGGTCCAGGACCCAGAGCTCAGAGAGTTCCTAGCTTACGCAAGGGAAACCATAAAGTACTCAAAGCCTGCCAAGATCAGAGTCTTTGACGATCACGGTCTCTCGAAGCAGATGAAAGCTATGGGAGCTTTCTTCCCGAATACCGAAGAGATCTGGATCCTACGCGGCAAGCGCGTGAGAGCCGACTGGTACCGGACCCTAGCTCACGAGCTCGTCCACCACAGGCAGAGAGAAGCCGGCCTTACCCTTGACGGAGCGGACGGTTCCGACCACGAGAACGAAGCTAACAGCTTGGCAGCCGTGATCCTACGCGAGTGGGGCAGGCGTCACCCAGAAATATACGATCCAGCATGAGCAAACTAGTCTACAACTTCGAGGAATTCCTAGCCGAGGCGGTCAAGTTCGACGTCCACGGTTTCAACAAGAGCGTCAGGGATCCTGAGCACCAGGAGCTGAGGAACATGGGCGTCCTTAACACGGTCGAACCAAACCACCGCAAGTACCTACACTACTTAAAGATGGAAGTCGACGACGCTAAGCGGTTGATGGACGACATGAACTACGATTCGGCCATCATGTCCCTAGAGGAAGCCGAGTCCATGCTCAAGATGCTGAAGAAAGCGGTCGAAGACGCTTTCCTTGCCAAGCAGGAAGAGGACAGACCACCCGAAGAGGAGGAAGAAGTCTCGGAAGAGGAAGAAGTTAGCATGAAGGAGTACTGGGACCTAGTAAAAGCAGGCGTGCTGCCTGAACCTGACTTCGAGGACTTCAAGAACCTGCCTTCCCATGCCAAGTGGGTCAAGTGGATCCAAGACGACGGCAACTTCATGATGAGCTATCTGAAGGACGGCAACTTCAAGATGGTAAGGTACTACGTCAACGAGATGGAATGGCTCCTGAGCAAGCTGAAGGACGCCGCCGAGAAAGCAGCGGCCGAGCAGGAAGCCGAAGCGGCCCAGCAGGGTACTCCGTAGTAAGGCTACAAGCTAAAAGATAACAGAATTCGTGAAGTTAAAGCACGTTATGCTCTTCGAGAGCTTCAACGACCTTAGCAGGGAAGAGATCAGAGACCTTGAAGAAGTTGGGATCCTGCCGTCCTGGTTCTCCGACCCAGAATCCCTAGTGGAGGACAATCCCAGCTTAGAAGTGGACAACGAGAACGGAACGATAAGGGATTCGGATTACGAGTACGTCCTGGACTTCAGGAACCGAACTTTTACGGACGAGGAGGAGGGCACGACCAAGAGTTTCGACGACCCTGACCTGCTGCCGTTCTTCACAGTGCCCAAGGGCAAGGCTAACCTCTCGCAGACGCAGCTGGATCCTATCCTAAACTCCGCGGCCTACTGGGTGGAGACCCACAGGAAGATGAGGGAACTGTTCAACCGGCCGGAGGATCCGGATTGGCGCTAACTCAGCTGGGTGGGACTCCCTAGTACGGGTACCGGCAGGCCGCCGGACCAGACCAACCCAAAAGGGCCGGCACTCCGTAGTGCTGCTACCGAAAAAGCTTGCAGGGGCCGGGAAAAAGAAGCCTGCGAATCCTCTAACTAATTGATTATCAACCTATTTCTCCGAGAGCCCTCTTGGCCTCGTAGATGAGTTCCGTCAGGTCCTGCTTGATCTCCTCGCGGTACTCCTCCCTTAGCAGGACGGGCGATGCAACGTGCACCTCGACCCCGTGCCATTCCAGGAACCGGCTGAACAGGTGGCCCATGCCCCAGCGGGCAATCCTATCCTCGGTCTCTACGACCAGCAGGCTTACCTGCTTCCTCATGACGAGCTCTATCAGCTTGTCGTGCCCCTCTAGAGCCTTCCGCCCGTTTACCGGCCCGATATCCTTTATGACCTCGTCCACCCGTATGCCCGCTCGCACGCAGTAATCCTGCATCCTGTCCACCTGCCTAGCCAAGCGGGCAGGTGCGGACTCGCCCGGCTCGCCCCTACTCCCTAGTACTGCTACCCTACAGTAGAGGACTACTCTCTTGGTCTGCTTCAGTTTACTCCCTAGTACGGCTACCACGTTCGCTTCAGTGTACATGACTCGGCCGTTAGCTGCGTTCTTTATGGGTAGCAGCAGGCCCCGTTTCTCGTACCTAAGCACAGTAGCTTTCTGGATATTAAGGAACTTCATGGCATCCTTCCTGTAGACCATACGGCCCAGGGATCCCATGTCTCGCACGTTCTCGAGAGAGTAGTAGTTTACAGTTGGCTGGCTTGTGGTCGTGGTGGTAACTTGTTCTTCCATAAACCTATTTATCCCTGGGCTAGGTACCTTCTCGCACGAGTCTGATACCGTGGGCAGCCTAGGTAACCGCAGATACCCCTGGGCCCTCGGTCCCTCGCATACTGTTCCCTGGGCCCCCGGTCGGAGACCCCCACCACCCGGCCGTATTGGGGTGCCCATTTGGTACCCGCTGGCTTGGGTTGAGTTTAGCCTGGAGCTGGGTACCTTTTTCGCTGGGACTCCGTAGACCGGGAACCTGCCGCTGAAAAGCTGGGTACTTTTTTGCTCTCAGCTGGGTACCTATTCGGTTACCTGCTCTATGACGGTTCGGTTTATGGGGTAGTAGCTTTCGGTTCCTTTCTCGTCGGTCAGCCTGTAGAAGCCTGCTTCGCTGACGTAAAGGGTTCCTGTTACCGTGTTTCGAAAGGTGGATCCTTCTGTGTTGCAGTATACCTTGTAAGTGTGCATGTTCCGGTAGGTTTGGTTGGAGTTAACTTACCAATCTAAGTGTGAAAGAGGTACCTGTTTCTTTTAGTTTATTTCTGTTCTGATAATGCTGTTGGGCGCCCTCTTGCTTTTTGCTTGGGGCCGGACGGACCGATCTTTGGTAGGTTTTGAGAAAAGAAAAAGATCGTGTTCGATTTCCTGAGGAGAAAGAAGGGGCCGGCCAGAAACCGGTTCAGGGTCAGGGTGGAGCCCTTCGATTCCGAGAACGTCTACTACTGCATCCTCTATTCCTTCAACGGTGGCTTCACCTGGAAGAGGTACGAGCACTGCGACCTCTACTGGGACGAGAGCCTGTGCTCTACTACCCAACCGTACCTGTTCGGGGACTTCGACCGTGCGGTCGAAGCTGCGAAGAGCCTGACCGAGGAGTCGGTGAAGAAGCACGAGGTCGAGGAGTCCGAGAAGTACCTTCAGAGGATTAAGGAGATCAGGGAAAAGCGCGCGAGCAGGGACAGGACCTTCTCGACCTAGGGTTGGTAAAGTAACTAAAAAGAAACTGCATGTACGTAACAGGCAAGGTGGTCAAGCCGCTCGGAGACCGGAGCAAGGTCCCAGCGCGACCGAGGAGAACCTGCTTCTTCGGCAGGTCGAGGGAAGAAACTCTGTACAGGAGAAACGGTTCGAGCTACAACGGCAGCTGGACCGTCACGGTGACGGTCGACCGTGGCAAGGGGGAAGCGACGATACGCGACGAGTTCAACGTGTCGGGAAGCATGACCGACACCGAGCTGAAGAGAGCCTACGACTCTGCCGTCAAGGAAGCATGGGAGGTATTCGACGGCCTCGACCAGGAAGACGAAACTAAAAGCTAACACCATGAGCGAAAGAGATTGGACGCCCGTTCGCAAGGGCGAGGTTTACTGCTCTCCGGCCTGCGGGGCTGGGTGCAAGCACAGGGACTACGTCAAGGCGTTCGGCCTGGCCGAGGGCTTGGCCAAGAAGTGTTCGGACGAGATCGGCGGAACCTGGAAAGCGCGAGTCTGGGAGAACCTGGGCTGGCACTGGGAAGTCGTTCAGGAAGGGTCAAAGGTCGCGATCAGTTACGGTGGCTACCTTGCCAAGGGAACAGGCTACTCGGTTGGGTTCCTCGGAGGAACCCCCGCTCAGGTCTCGGTCCGCGAGTCGTTCGAGACTCCCAAGGAAGCCTATGACGCTCTAGGAATCGCCGTTGCCGACGAGGCAAAGCGTTGGAACGCGACCGTGGACAGCATGCTGAAAAATTCAAAGAGGTAAAAAATAAGATCATGCCAAAAAAGTTGGAAAAACCGTTGCCGATAGACCGGTCCTTGGAAGGAGCCCTTAGCTTCCTGAAGGGAAAGGTCCTTCTTCGGTCGAACACAGCAGAGCTGCTGATCGTCGGAGACTTCACCGTGGAAACGGTCGAGACCGAGCGAAAGGGGTTCATCACCGGACGAAAGAAGGTGATAAGCCAGAGGTGCTTGACGGAGATAGACCTCTACGGATGGAACCCGAACCTTGGGTTCTGGGGGACGTACAGCTCGGAAACAGCTAAATTCATCCTGACCCTGTACGACCTTGCTGCCATGCGAGAAAGCTTCGAGAAAAAGGTTCTCGCTCCGCTGGAAGCTCTCGGAGTGGACATGACCGCCCACCCGGAAAGGACGGCAGATTCCGAAAGGCAGAGCCCGTACCTCTACATTCACGGAAAGAAATGACAGAACTTTGGTAAGTTAACCACCGCTCCTCCAAAAAGAAGCGCTTCGTGCGAGTTGGAAGCCGGGACAGGGAAATCGCTACTCTTAGGCCCGCTAAAAAATCAAACGAAGAGCCATGAGTAAGAAGAGCAAACTAAGGAACAGGGAGCGTCGACTCCTTGAGAAGAGATCGAGAAGAGCAGCCAACAGGGCCCGGTATGCAGAGCTTAAACGGCTCGGCATAAACAGCCGGTCGAAGCGGTTCAGAGCTAACTCAAAGAGGAAGCTCGCCAAAACGGTCGACCACCCGAGCGGCCCGTGCGGAAACCCAGCCTGCTCTAAGTGCTTCCCTGACCTGTAGAGAAGAGCCGGCTTGCCCGGCTCTTCTTCGTTTTAGCTGGTCGGATAAATAGAAAAAAGAACGAGAACAGATGGCAAGCTTGCGATTCGTGCTGTACCCGACTGGGTCGAAGAAAGTTGAACTGGACACGGTCCTTACCTCTCCGAGCAACCGGATCCTGCTGTACAACCCGGACACGAGCGCACCGTTCTACGCTGGGTACAGCATAGCTAGGAGAATCAATTCAGGTTACACTGGTTACCTGATAAAAGTAAGGAGAGCTAGCGATAATGCTCTGATGGAAGTAGGTTTCGACGGAAGCGGAAACCTTGACACATCTTCCTTGTCAACTTGGTTGGGATCGTCGGACGGTTACCTTCACACGCTGTACGACCAGGGAGACTACTTGCTGGATTTCACTCAGTCCGAAAATTCCAGGCAACCGAAGATTGCTAACGCTGGAACGGTGATCACGGATCCCGACAATTCCAAACCTGCGTGCTACAACAACGTTCAGTACGACGTTAACCTCGTGTGCCCGGTAATGACGGTCGTTCAACCGGCCACCTACTTCATGGTGTGTCACCCAACCTCGAACGTTACGTACGCTTACTTTCTTGACGGTAACTACGTTGGAGCTAGGCACCTGATCGGAAACTCTTCTAACAACATATACCTTTTCGCTGGTTCGGGTTTTGCTGACGGTGCATGGACAAACGCTGACACTTTGGTGTACGCTCTGATCAACGGTGATAGAAGTGCAGTCGGAAAGAACGGAGCAGCCGCAACCAATGGCGATGCTGGAGCTGACGACTTGGGGTCCGCTCTGCTGCTTAGCGGTCGTAAAGTATCTGGCGGCGTGTTGGGAGAACCAGAGGATCACTGGGTAAGCATACAGGGTTACTTTCAGGAACTCATAATCTATAGCAATGATAACCAATCAGCCAATAGATCAACAATAGAATCAAACATAAATACATACTATTCGATCTACTAACATAAAGAATTGAACAAGTTTTGGATGCATGTTCCCATTTTCTACATAAATGGGTATATTTGCATACAAAATCAAAACATCACCACATGGACGCAATGATTCATAGTACAAAATCTGTAACATTCTTTCTCCTTTATGTAATTGCTAAAGGGCTCTGGATCTTTGCAGAATTTTTTGCATTTTCAGGAATCTTCTTCCTCTTTGTGTGGATAACCAACTTCCAACATGCACTTCAACTTTCGGTCGCGATGATCATAGTTGTTCCAGCTGTTCTCTTCCTGATGGGTTTCTATGAGATCAGAAAGAAAGAACTAAGAGAAATCGAAGAAATCTATAGACTCGGATTCTAAGATTGCTTTGTTCCAGGAAGAGAGCTCCACTGTTCCTCTTTGTCATGATTGCTGAAAAATTCTCTCTATTTCCTGATAAATATAGTTAAAATCAACAAAGCATCATGAGAAAATACGTAATTCCTTTCAGTGATTACACCAAAGAAGCAGTAAACGAATCTGTTGAAACTAGAATCAGGCAACAGATCATTGATTCAGCATACAAGCTAGACGCAGAGCAACAAAAATGTGTTGCAGCTTTTCTGAAAATTGCAAAAGATTCAGACCTCGAAGCAATGGCAGATAACCTAGCAAACGGTGCAACTACTGTCACACTAGAAGCTGCTGGAGAAACGGCTGAAATCAACATTCCTGACATTGCTTCAGACATTATAGAAGAAAGTGCATCTTGGACTTCCAAAGAGCAACTCAATGAAGGATTAACTGACATGATCAGAAAGATCGGTAAAGCCGCTTTGTACGTTTTGGGAGCTATCTCTCTTGGTGGTGCCCTCACCAGCGCAGGTTCGATGTTTCTCCAGGCAAAGATGGCAATCTTCGATCAACCAGTTTCTGGTGTGCAAGGAGCTCTTGCTGTATACGGAGGAATCATCGTAGCTGGCCTTCTCTTCTCAGCAGCTACTTCTATGGAAAAACCTGCACGGAGAAAAATGGCAGGCATTGCCAACCGTCCCAAAACGAATTATGAACATACACAACAACAAAACGAATTAAACCGATAAAATTATTTCCGAAATTTCTGTTTTAGGTTTTCAACTCGAAAAAAAAAACATAAAGACTGGAATTAAAATTATGAAATACTATAAGTTTTGATGAGTTGATAATATTTGCTAACCTGGCAAGTTCAAACCATTTGTTACAAAAACTTAACAGTAAGGGTTCTGACACCATGTACTACTATAATTGCTAATTTTTTGGTATATTATCGTTTAAGGTGGAGAATTAGCAAGAAATCCCACAAGTCTTTAGCTTGTGTGGCTGAATTGCGTTACAAA